ACGCCGCACCACCCACCCCCACCAAGAACCTATCAAAATCATATCTCCACGATATCAACCCCCCACTGATATCCTTCCCATATCATTATCATAACCCTACCACTCTGCTATCATTATCATAACGCTTACACTTGGCTAAACAACCATTGTTTATCCAACTAATATCATATCATTTGGCTAAACAACAATCGTTCAAACAACTATTCCGGCGTTAGCTTGACTACTAGTTCTTTCGGGGTACTACTAGTACACCACTACCATTTGAGGGGTACTGCAAATTCTGTACCACAGTGCAAACGGCATACCATTACTAATTTGTAATGTGGCAAGCTACGAAAAAAGCCTAGTGATAGTGATATCACTAAGCTATTCGTTCTAAAATCGACTAGGATTGATCCTAACGCTACCTGTCACTAGCTTGACAATTGACCCATAGAGCAGGTAGATAGTGCGTTAGGCTTCGCCGTAGGCGTTTCCTGGAATGGTTAGACTTTGTACTTGGTGAACAATTCATTCAATACCAATCATAATCTCACCTATGCCTAACTAGAGAAATTGACCAAACAATTGTTAGTCCACTAACCATTGACAAACTAACCCACAACATGAAATCTACCATAGTTAAATCCCTTAAACTATTTATATGAGTACACTAACCGAATAATGTTAGCTAGTGTACTCTAATGAATAGTTTACAGGATTATGCTACTAATCTTGCGTTTCTTCATCTGCAATATCGTCGGATTTCTTAACTTTGGCGATATATCCAATATCTACTCCACCAAAATGTGACCACTTCCACGCGTTCTTTTTACCCGTTTGCGGGTTAAGACCCGGTTCTCTTGGAATACCGGCGTTAGGCAGTGGTGGGCATTGAACAACAGTAGTTACGCTCTTTACACCCGTTTCCGGGTTAGTCGATTCAAGGTTAGACTCTGAAGAATTTTCGTCGAACCATTTAATAGCTTCGACTAGTGCCCCCATGAGATATTGGGTGTCTAGCTTATTCTTACCCTTAATAGCACCCTTATGAGCGTATAGGGGTTGCATGAAACCATCTGGCCTAACCGCACATTGGCAGAATGATTTAGCAAACTCTAAATCTACTTCTAATTGCGGAATCTCATATTCCCTACCCTCACTAGTTCCATTTTCTGGGGTGGTGTGTTGGTTAGAGTATAGCACTAATGCTGTTATCACAGCAGCACGGCCAAACACGTCCCCAAGCTTTCCGGCTTTCCCAGTAGTGCCAGTATCTTGGTTATAGACTAGCAATGTCAATTCTTGCAATTCTGGGCATTTGTCCAACATTTCAAACATGCTGTCTTGTTTGAAACCAGTTGAACTAGCTTTAACATCCTTACCATTGGTACGCAACCATATCATGCGAGCCGCACTATTCATATCCTTTAACAGTTTAGTACGTACTTCGTTAGACTTTGGTCCAAAGGGTACACCAATTACATTGGTAAGGGTTTCAATTGGGAAGATATTATCATGCCGACTAGCGATATCCTTATTGTCGCGTGTTTTGCCGGTGTCAATGCTATCGACAAATTCTACCGGTACACCTTTAACCGTAATGACAGGATACTTTTCGCCATCATTGCCGAAAAAATAGATAGCTGCGAGCCTATGTTGGCAACTAGCAGCCATACCAGTTTGATCAAAGATTAGGACTTCACCATTTAACGCCCAGCGTCCCTCTTTAAAGAACTTGCCTAACGCTTTCATGTTGTTTACAGATAGCGGTCGGTTAGTTTTGTTATTGGTAGCGATATAACGCTTACCCTTAAACGTACACCATGCGGGTGTATCGTCGTCGGCGTCTAGTTGTTTGATACCCAATAGCTTACCTGCCTCAACTTTGTCAATTTGCATGACAGTTAGCAAGTTAGCATCAGAACCATCGCTAGCCAACAAAGCAGCCATAAACTCTTTGTTTTTAGCTTGGATTTCTTCACGTGTCAGTTGAAAGAAAGATCGACTAGCCATGTTTATTCCCCTTATAGGAAAAGTGTAATAGGGTGGCTAAACCCTGAAATTGTGATATTATCGCCCTAGGGAATCGAACCCTAGCTAGAACCACTAGCGATACCGATACTTAATAATTCAAAGATAACTTGTATCAATTGTTATCTTTATAGTTGGCGTTATTGCCTATTGTTTCTTGCCAACTAGAAACAACTGGCTAAACCCGGCATGATACTAAACCCTTTATGTTGCTAGTTGTTAGTTGCTAGCTAGCTAACAACTATAAGTAGAGGGATTAACTTAGGCTTGTAAGTAGCTAGGCTAACAATTGCAGTTAGCCGTTAGGGACTACCCTAGCAATATTTTTAAAACTTTTGAAAGAATGAACCCGTTTCTAATTTTATAGAATTTGTCTATAGACTTTGCAAAATCTATAGCTTCTAAATTAGTCCCTAGCTTTTCTATCACTTGGTTTAATGACATAGTGGCAAGAGTAGAAGCAATAGAATACTTTTGATTGTAGGTTAACACCATATTACCTCCCAATTTTTCCGAACGTATAGATTTTGAAAACATGCTACAACTTTGACGTATTGATAGTAGCTTACTACTTGGTTGATGTTTATCACAATTCTAGTATCTAAAACCAATTCCCCGTTTTCTACCCTAGCCCCAATTTCTTGACCATTCCAGCGAACAATGAAACCGCAATTATGAACTTGGCAGAATCTTACAATCCTCTTTAACTTGGCTAGAGTTAGTCTTTCCACTGTAGAAGTTCGTTTGTGTGCTACTAATGGCATGTTGGCTACTCATTTCCTGGGATGGTGCTACTTGCGAATGATGCTAGCGTACGCAGCATGAAGCATACGGCTAGTGAACGTTACATTCGTTCCCATATCCGATCGGTAGTTACGTCTTGCAATCTTACTATACAATTCGACGTTAGACAAATGACGCCCTATCGTGCAAAGTATGCTTACGGGTAGGTTGCGTTCTACGTCATGGGATACCATATAACGGGTAGTATCTAATTCATCGTCGAAAATCTCGTTAGGCGAAACAATGGTAACTTCCGCCCATGTTCCATAACATTGTATGTGACATTCTGCTTTACCCTCTACGCATGAACCAAACCCGTTATGTGATACTTCCCAGGTAAAAGCTTCTGTAGGCGTCATTTTGTCGTTTCCTGTTTTTGTCGTTTTTGTCGTTTCGTCTTAACCGTCCCCTGCCCGTTGAATTGTATCGGGTAGTCAAGTCTGGACAATTCAGACTTTTTTGGGAATTTCTGTTTTCCCAACAAAAACAAGGGAATTTCGACGTTCTGCTACTGAGATTTCAGACATTGGACATTTAGTAAATCGTACACACCCTACAAAAAGAGCGGGTTTTAGAGGGTAGAGGCTACCAGTCAGCACTACCCGCTATACACATACTAGTAATACAGTATGGCAAATTGTCGCACCCTATCTGAGATTTCTTTCACAAGATTAATTCGATTTGGCATGGAAATTTTCGTCGGCTTTGGCATAACAAAAGATTTATGCGAATTGGCATACCAAATTTGTAATGTGAGAATTGGCATACCAATTTCGTTATTTTCACTTTGATATCAGGGGGTTGATATCAGACTGAAAAGGTGGATTGCGTCGTGATATCGGGTGGTTTATACTAGTCTGGTAGAGGGGCTTGCACTGTGCTATCATACTAAAACAGAATCGTCGTGATATCAATTTGAGTTTTCGCTATTTAAGGTGATTGGCACAATTTTTTGCTGAACATGAGGGTGCTAAATTTTGATCTTTGTTGGCTGTTTTTTAGAATAGCGAAGCTTATTTATTTTGCTTCGCAGTTTATATTCCTGGGAGAGAGTGGTTGTAGATGCTACTGGCATAGCGTTTAGATAGTGGCTACTGGTTGCAGTTTAAATACCCGGTTATTAGTAGAAGCCACAATTAACTAATAACCGGGTTTGAACTTGCTGCTGAAGGAGAGGACAACAGCAAGGGGCTGAAGTAGTTTTGTTATTACTAGTTGAACTACTTCAGCGGTAAATTAAAGCTGCTACTTAAAGCAGGAAGTGCTCAAGCACTACTAATTACTGGCGGGTAGTTTAGTAGTTTTCTTTAAGCAGCAGCTAGTTCAAAAGGGTGCATTAGTGTCTGCTCCCATTCTGCATTACCACTGAAACTGATAATGCTGTTTGTGTATTCGTCAATTACTTCGTACACGTCATCGGCATGAACCATACCATCATTAACTTCGATGGAAGGGATAGTTTCTAATCCGGTGCTAAGCTGTCCGTTGTTGCAGAACAAAACAGCATTGTGGAAGGGGGCCAACAATTCGATTGCTTCAGATACGTTCATGATAAAATCCTGTTTGTGGGAAATAATTATTTGGGCAGAAGTTAAATTTAGTTGAAGTTGATTATCTTGATCGGGTAATTGGTTCCGATCGCCTCACACTTACATAATACGGATAGGGTACAGTAAGGGAAAGGGTAAATCTTAGGATTTTATGGGAAAGTTTGGAAGTAGGTTAACAATTATATTTGTAGGATAATTAGTTAGGTTTGATTAGTTAGGTTTGGTTATGTATATTTGTCTTGGTTCTGCTAAGTGAGCAGGTATTCCTAATTCACTTCTAACGTAGAACGTCTCTGCTGTTTTTCTATGCTCTTCGTAGTCTAAATCAGGTGGTTCATTGTTCATTAATTGCTTGTGTTCCTCTTCGCCTAACATTTCCTGTTCTGCTTTGTACCTTTCAATTACTGCTTCAGTTGTTTGTGCGTTAATTACTGCTGATATTGGAGCGGTTGAAGTAGTGTATTGATGCTTAATCTGCATCATTAGCTTTTGTAGTTCAGCTTCGCTGGTCACTATTTCCTGGGATGGTTTATTGCGGTGCTTGTTAACTCGCTGTTTATTCTTAATTGCTTGTTGTTGAAGCTTTTCTTTACGCTTTTCTATTTCTTGTACTGTAGCATTAAATAACTCATCTTTTTGAAAAGCATCTAATTCAGGGTAAAGACTGTTGAAGTCTATAGGCCATAAGTTTTGTGGTGGAAATGTTTGATTAGTATTTAAATGACACCCACCATAGGCTACTTGCATTCTCCAAATAAGTTGCTTTGCAATGTCTTGTGCTATTTGTAAATCTACTGTGAAGCCTAAGTATCTAGCAATAAAAGTTTTACCTAGTGAACGCCTATAGAACTCTGCTCCTGATAGCTCTTTGTTTATTTTGTTTGGTGAATTGATATCGTTTAGTCGTCCATACCCAATATAGAATGGAATTGGACACCAATCGGCTTCCCAACTGTAGATGTAGGGTAGTATACAAGTCGAGGGGTTATCTGGCATGAAAATAGCAGACATGATTTTCTCCAATTGGCACTAAAAATTGTTACGGATAAGGGGCTGAAATTTTGATCTTTGTGGAAGAAATTTTGGTTAATTAGATTTTATTTTAGTTGTTAGGTTTTAAATGTGTAAATCCCTATAAATTAAAAATACGGGTTAGAAAAGTAAATTAAAGCATTACTATTATAATTATAATAGGGTAGTTATCTTGCTAGGATAATACCCCCTCTCGTGAGACTAGTCATTACATTAGTACCCCCTATGGACTAGCTACCATTACATTACAAACAGTAATATAAACCCTAGCCTGCGAGCGGCAACCCCTCTAGCATTGAATCTAAGAACGATTTCTCGCTGATAGGCGTTAGTTTACGGGTAACTCGACACAGAATACGCACCCCGTAGCGAAGGCCCATGTTATCACAATATGATAACTACAGCGATAAAAATAAAAGCCTAGCAGAGTTAACTACTAGGCTAAAGTTTAGTTATACGGTGTTGTTAAATAAGCTAATTTACCTACTGGTACTTTGGTTATAGTAGTTTGTTTCTTAGACTTATTTTTTAATCCACATGGAGGACACAATCTATTACCTGAATTTTGTGATTCAAACTCACAGTTGCACTTTAAACATTTGCGTGTTTTTATTTGTGCCTCTGCTTTTTTTACACAAGCAGGGCATTTAGTTGAACCAGAATTAGAAGTTAAATACGACTCACCACAACAAAGACAGATTAGTTTTTGTACAGTCGGGTACTTGCTAGGCATAATACTGGTTTACCTGTATATTTATAAATGTGATACGCTTGTAAAGCATTTGATTCTATGAATAAATCACAACCACTATCTTTATAAACGTCTCCTTTATATGTTGGTTTCCAGTGTCTGCTTTCTGGTGGACCGTCCCACATAACAAGCTTATCGTATCTAACACCGTGTTTATACAACCACTCTTCTGTTTGTTTACGGTACATTTCACATCGCCAAGTAACAATAACAGGAATTTTTCTATTCCTTATTAAATGTCTTGGTGATGCATTTACTAACCAGTCTTCATATACCTTATCTGATTCTGCTTTTCCTTCTACATAATGTACAGACGGATCATGGCATAACACACCATCAAAATCAATAGCTGTTCCATTTGTTAGCCTACTGTAATGATACTTACCGTCAATAATACCACTATTGAATAAGTTCCACTCTAACAAATGTGGAGCAGGTAATAGTTCACCATAGTAATCAACGTAATGTTTAGCACTAGGCAGGCAGTAAACTGCTGCCTTCTTACTTCCTGGGGGAAGGAATGGTGTTAGTGCTTGCATAGCGTTACCACCATGACACGTATCGTCTATTACTAGTGGACTGCCTTGTCCGTGTTTTCTACTGTGGGATCGTTTCGACTCTACTAAAGGATTATCATTCAGAAAATCATTTAGTGTTGTGTATAATGGTACATGCAGTAGAGTTGACAAGTAGCTGGCTACTATTAATCCACTAGTAGGCACAGCAATTATACAGCTAGGCATTTCTATTTTACTGGCTAGCTTTTGTGTCGCATGAATTAAGTCTACTGTTGTAACGTATCGCCAATCATCAGTAATATCTTCAACTCTTGGGCAATACTTATTACAACCTAGACATTGTTCACCATTATAACCTTCTGAACTTGTACCATCATGGTATTCTACTTTAGCCCCTTTCTTGGCTTGTAACATACAGTCTTTGTTTAGTAAGTTACATTTGTAGACTGTTAGTGGTCCTCCACAACAACCTACTACTTCACCAATAGGCTTGCTTCTGTGTACACAAGACGATTCCATTGGAAAATATATAACCTCTGCTTCATGTACTGGCAGATAAGGTTTACCTAGCCTTTTGTTTACTTCATTGTGTAGAAAAACAGTGTATTTAAAGTACTGCTGTTGTTTCATGTACTTTGTTAAAGTATTGTAGTTTTCCCATTCTTCAGCAGTTGGTATGTATTTAAGTATTGGATAAATTTTATTCATCTTTATCCAATGACTTCTACATTCACAACCATCTTGTGGTATTCTTGCTAACCACTCTTCGTACCATTTCCTGGAGGAGGTGGATAGCTGGTGCTTATGTAACTCAGACCACAAGTCCCTCAGCTTTAGCGTAGACGAGACATTCACATCCGCCATAAGGCCATTGCCTCCTAAATTCGGGCCAATAAGGTTCTTCTATACCGTAATAGTCGAGGAATAATTTAGCTGCTTTAGCCCAGTCTTTGTTGGACCAGTTTTCACCATGATGCATGTGGAAGAACATTTCTTCCCCAACAAAGTTAATTATTTCTTCACCGATATGTGTTAAATGATAAGGCAACCAGTAGTCCCAGAAAGGAACACCCATACCTAAACCAATATCGGGAATACTACAAACGTGGTGTTTATCTAGAATAAATCCATCAATACCCCAAGGTTCTCTTTCAGAGCGGTCCCAGGTATTTACATAGTTGTATCTAATACAAGCTGTTGGGTTGTCATTTGAATAGTAGTTATAGAAGCGTCTACGCTCACAGTGTATTTCAATATCACTATTGAGTATTAAGGCTTTACCATTCTTTTTAATGTACTGCAAGAAACTACTTATCTTTTGAGCAGGTACATTAAAGTCTTTTACTGTGTCGTTGTTGGGTATGAATTGTACTTGTGGAAATGTCTGTACGTTTGCATAATCTTCTAGCTCTTTATCTGATTGTAGAGCTACTACATACAATCCCATTTCTAACCAAGTTTTTAACGCTTCCTTTTGTGCAGATATTCGGTTAGGTCCGAATGAAGTTAAGACTGTGGGCATGAGTGAATCCTTACTGCTTCGCAATACGATACTGTTTCCTTACCAAGTCGAATGTTTACATCATTATGTCTGTCGACAGTCCACCTAAAGAACTTTCCTGGGGAGAGGAACGTTGGTGGGTGTTTTAATGTAAGTGTTGACCATTCTTCTTGACAAGTACAGTATCTAGGAATAGTGGGCAACCATTCGTATAGATACCATTCTGCTGCTTTTACAGGGTTCCACTCTGTAGGTTTAATACTTAGTGGATACCTATGTAATTTTATCCAAGCTGCTGTACCATCAATTACTAATGTATCTTGTACTGCTGCTGGTTCAATGTATTCACCGTCTGGTGGTACAGTAATAAAAATACCACAAGTACATTTATAATTAACGTCTTGTCCTGTAGCATTTCTATGTTTTAGTCCACAATTACACACTATCAACTGAGCACGTAACTCCTGACAAATCTAATGCTCTTGCACAAGAAGTTGTCGAAGAACTACCAAAACCAGCAGTTATAGACCAACCACTGGGTATACAGCCAGTCCTTGATACTGTAGGGTTAGAACAAACTCCAGGATCACACGTAGCTGGGTCCCAGGTGTATGTTGATAATATTGGTGCTGTTCTACTAAAATTAAATTGTTTTTGATTGTGTCCGTATGTAAAAGCAGCAATGCCAGGATTATTACCTAAGGCTGTACATGGATCAGAAGCTAATGTTGCTATGTTTACAACTAGTACATAACTATCTAATGAAGCACTCGCTTGCCAAGCACCACCAAAGAATGTAGTACCAAGAGTTAATCTGTTGTACTCAACTAAAGCTTTGTTTTGTCCAGCTAATGAATCGTACCATTTACATCCTAAATCAACACAGTCATGGTAGATAACATTAGTCTGACAAGGACCAAGTGTAAATGTACCACTGAAGAAAGCAGTATGACTAGCTACTTGACTAGGACATTGACTGTCAAAGCAACCACTCATTGAACCAGCATTACAAGTACCACCTAATGTAAATAACCAATTTCTAGCACTACCTTTTGAGTTAGTAAATGCTGTGTTTAAGCAGTCAGTACAAGGTGTTACCGATACATAAGGAACGTTACAAACACAAGGTGGAGGACAGCAACAGGCATCTTCAAAACCAATACCTGTTACTGCTCCTGTTGGACCAAATAATATTTGTCCATCTTTGAATCTTATGGCGGTCATGTGCAAGCCGTACCTGTATGGACTACTGTTAGACTATTATCATTAGTCAAGTCCATGTTAAGTGTTCTTCCAGTAGTATCAACTGTGAAGTTATGTAGTATTCTTTCTACTACAAGAGCTAGACTAGTTACACTATCTTCTGTTATTTGTATCCAGTTAGCTATTATGTATGAACCACTAGGAATAGATAAGTTAGTAAGATTAAAAACTACTCTATTAACACCACTAGCAGTAAATACTAGATTACCAGAACCAGAACTATATGCACCATTCCACTGTTCACAAGTACCTTTACCTAATGTTCTGCTGGTTGTTCCGCTAGCTGCTGTTATTCCGCTACCGGCTTTAAGTACAACTGCTCCAGCAGGTAAAGGTGTTTGCATACTAATTTGACCAAGACCTAGGTATCCTGATTCATATGAGTATACATATTCAATTTCTATTCTACCGTAGTAGTCAAACTGAGTACCACCAGATATTGTAGAAATAAATCTTTTAGCAGTATCAGCAGGTAATGTAGTAGGTACTCGTACCCAACTTACTCCACATAATAAAGCTCTAGCTGCTGCACCTACCACTCCTGGGAGAGGTTCTTGTAGTATAGCTATCTTTTCAGCAAAAGTGCCTGCTATTGCTTTGGTATTGTAACTACGCTTACTGTATGCTGGTGACTTACTGGTTCCGTACGTTACTTTAGCTGTGTCTAATGCAACAACGTCGTACTGTTTCTTAGCAGTAGTGCTGTGATTGTATACTGTAACTGTGTTGTAATCATTTGTCAGAGGCTGTGCTGGTATACCCTCTTTTTTGGACCTAGCAGCACGGTTCCATCTATTGATAGAATCTGCTGTTACATGGTCTAACAGATTGTCTCCCGGCACAGCACCTGGCATTTTAATTCTCCACAAAAATAAAAGCGGGCTAGTCAAACGCCCACATACGAATGACTAGCCCTGCAACTCAAAAGTGCCCAGCTTTAGAGTTGTGCCATTGGAGTATCATCTAAGTCAATTTCACCAATAGTTTGAGTTTCAAGCATACCTGCTTTGTACCAACGATCTACTTCTTCAATTGGTACGTTGTAGATATAATTTGGACCCCAAGACTCATTGCTAACTTCGATGAACTCTTTACCATCACTTGCAATACGCAATCCTTGTTTACTCATATTGTGGTCCCAACGATTAGCTCTGTCTTGAGCATAAATGTCGAAACCATCTTTGTGAGTACCAACTTTCTTCAGTGCAATCGAGGAGCACATTGAAGAACCTTTAAACTGCAACAGATTAGCACGATCAGTTGCAATATCGGTCAATTTAACAGTTTCCATTAGTTTGAGACCAGCTTCTGGTTTCAAATCGTCAAGATACTGCCAGTTTTGGAACATGCGGTAGACATTGTTATCCTGTGGTTCAGGAAAATCGTGTTCACCTACAGCATTGTACTTGGTAAGAATAGATAGTAGCTTAGCATTATTGCACTTAACGACACCATCTTGACAGAAAGCATCATATTGAATACTACACCAGCTACCATCACCACCTTTCATATTACCTCTACGTCGACCAAAACCATAAGTTACTGGTGCATAGAATGAAAGATTATCTTTACCAAATTCATTAGTTCCTAACAATTCCTCAGCTTGTCCAAGAACTAAGCATTCAAACAAGCAGCGTCTTACCCACAAACGGAAGCTGTTACTCATAACACAACTACCGGTTTTTTGTGGCAACCAGTTAAACTTACGTCCTCTACAGAACTCATCTAACTGAATAAGAGAAACAGAACCTTTACCATAACCTTTGGAATCAAGGAATTTGGTGTACTTGTCCCATATTCCTGGGGGAATGGTTATTGGTTCTCTTTGCATTACTTTGTGCGGTGCTGATTCAGCAAACTTTTCGAATAAGCTTTGTTCAGCATAATGCTTTTCTTTAAGTTCAAGTGCTTGGTCTTGTGGACCCCAGCCAGTCAAGTCTAATCTTGGTACTAGTTCTTCGGTGCTCATTATTTAACTCCCAATCCACGTGCAATACAAGCGTAATAAGCACCTAGTTCATTCTTAGATAGTGGCCAACGACCAGATAAGTCTTTTTGAAGTAAATCAAAGAAACTCTTCCAAGTCGTAAGATCACTACCTAGAGCATTTGTTCTGTCAGTCAACAAGGCCAATTGAATATCACCAATTGACATTTGTTGATTAATAGCACATTGCTCAGCCCATTTCTTAAAGACTGCTCCTGTTTCAGCTTTCTTAGGTAAATTAGCTGACCACTGACTTACTCGTTGACCAAGGTTATCAAATTGATCACCAGGGATATCAGGCTGAGGAGTAGGTGGTTTAGGGTCCGGTCCCGGTCCTGGGGGAGGAGTAGGTGGTGGTACTGGTCCTCCTAAGGTTACTTTTGTTTCTTCATCGTAGTAGATATTCTTTTGGAAATCAATACATACGACTCGAATCCAAACATCGCCTTGTTGAGTGATAACGTAATTGTTCAGGTCTACTTTGTTTACTTGAACTGGATTACGTTGACCATCTGAAGCTTTAACAACAATGTTGCTGGCTTCAGTTGTTACCTTTACTAGTCCGACTGGAATCATTTGAGGCTTTGATTCTTTGTCTACTAGTAGTAAGTCACCAACTTGTTTAGTGTGAAGTAGACCAGTAACGGCGTACTGTGTACTTACTTCAACTTGTTGACCAAGGACTGGTGTTACTAGCAATAGTGCTAGCAGGGCACTTAGGAATTTCATTGTGGTTTCCTTAACTGATAAGTTTATCAAGCACAGCTTTTACAAGGGCAGCGATAAGGGCAGCAAGAACTGGACTCATTGTTGCTGTGTTAGCTTGACAGAAATGCTTGGTTACAGTAGCTAAATCTTCTACTGATTCAGTATCAAAGTCAGTCATACCTGCTTCTGAAGCACATGACACAATCATGGCTTCGTGAGTTTCAGCGTCCTCACCAGTAGCCCCAAAGATAGGAGGACGATTTGACTCGCTAAAGTAAGCATTAACACCGCCTGCAAGAAAGAAACAGTGGTCAAGGGCTTCATGCTTTTTCTCAAGAAGTTCTCCCTTTGTTGCCAATGTAGTAAGTGCAGACAAACATTCAAAATCAACTTTTGGCTCGAAGTGCATACTAAATTCCTAGTAATGTGAGATTTCCACTATCATAAACACGATGGACATAGCGAAACATTGGCCACATGACTTCAGCATCGCTATCGGTTTGAGCCATATAGGTGTAGTCTAACAAGTCATGACCAAGCATTGTTAAGTTAGGAAAGCCTGCGTCACTAACACTAGTTAAATTTGCCTTTGCCTCAAAGTTAAATACTATTGGTATTACTCTTACCGCGTCGCCTTGACCCTCCGCACCTAGAAAGAGAACTTCACCAGCAGCAAAACCATAGAAAGTAGCGTTATTATACTTTCCAGTTAGTGTATAGAACAGATTAAGAAAACTAGTATCCCATATATCAGGTGAGAAATAACCTGTTATGTTGAATGTTAGTTTTCTATCTTTAATATCTGCTCCTTCAATACTGCTCTTAGTAAGACCAATACAGCCTTTGTTATCAGGAGCAGTAAAACCAGAACCGGTTCTTGCTACAGCACTAATAACACTATTAGATTTACTAATATGTATTGTGTCACCATTAGTACTGAAACCAAACTGGACGTAGCTAGAAGATGCACTACTTTGTGCTTCTGCTGAGTAGCTTAGAGTCAATATCCAATACCCTTGTTGTACTTCTTCTACTGAATACTTAGCCAGGAATAGTACAACGTCGAATCCTTCAATTGACCTAAACTTACGAAAAGCAGGAAATGTAGCAGCAATGTAGTTTACTAAAGCTACGTCATCGTTTGGTGTAAAAAAAGAACCGTATGTTGCATCAAGTCCAGTAGTAGATATTTCATCATCAAAGATACCGTATTTCATTGTTTGTTCAATGCTACCAGCATCTTCACTGAATCCTCTACTTTCCCTGAATAGCTCTACGTAGGACATCTTTTAGCTGACCTCCCCTTCTAACTAAATTGAAACGCTTACGAAGCCAATCCATGTACTCAATCCGATTCACGTAGTCTATCAGTGGGTTTCCTGTGTTCTTATCCAGCATTGGTTCTTTTACTGTTTTTATTGGTGCTGGATATTCGACAGGAATCACATCAAGTTTTGACTTCTCTAATCTTGTTAGTATCTGGATAGCTTCGTAAGCTTTCATGTTATTTAATCGTCAATGGGCCGGTCTTGTTAAGAATCTGTTTAAGGTACGGGGTAGATTCGTCACCACCAAGTGACTTGTCAATACTTTGTAAAGCTTCAAGCTGTTGATTTTTACCACCAGCTTTAGCTAAGTTTCTACGAGTAGAATCAAAAGAACCAACCGTTGCCGCTACTATTTCCTGGATGGAGACGGCTTGTTGTGCTTGTGGTCCTCGGATTCTGCCTAGTTCAAACAGTTTTATTAATCGTTCTGTTTGTCTTAGGTCTCTCTGTCCCTCAAGTATAGCTTTCCTTCTAAGTCTAATTTCTTGACCAACGTTTCCACCAAAATTAGCGTTACCGTTCTTTAGGTCATTGATATTTAACTTTTCTTGGAATAGCTGATTTCTAAGATCCTCTCGTTTCTTTGCTAATTCATTTAAAGGGTTAGAGTTTATGGGGATACTACCTATTGGAATTGGTGTATTTATACCAGGTCCCTTGCCTTTAGTTGTTGCCCATACACTTGTTGTTGGGAACATTTGTGCATGTAGTATTTGATCATAAACGTCTACTAATCCTCTACCACTAGCTGTTAACGCTGCTATCTCTTCTTGAATCATCGTTTCAGTCATATGTTGTATGACTGCTATACGATTATTCTTTTCTGTATCTACAGCAAATATTGCTTCTAGTTTTATCAAGAAGTTTTCTAATGCTTTATCTATTCCCTTTTCTGTATCCTTCAATGACCCAGCAAAGTTTTCCATATTCATTCTAAGAGCATTTGCGTTTACATTTAGTGTTGTAGCCGCAAGATTAGCCATAGCTGCTATCTGCGGTCCACGAGTAGCACCAAACAAACTTTCTGCTATAGAAGCAAACATAGAAAATAAAGTAGCTAAAGCATCTTGGACACCAATCATAGTAGTAACTACTGCTGTTACCATCATATTTATTTGCCAAGCAATGTTTTTTGCTATAGTAGTAAAGAAACCACCAATGAATTTCATTACTTCTTTTAGGTCTACTGAATTATACAAATTCTTTAGTAAACCAGATAAACCACCTTCTGCAGGACCACCTTTAAATAAATTACCAAATTCAGCACCAGCTTTACCAAATACTGAGAATAGTAGTTTACCTAATTCTAATAGACTTCCTATTACTTTTCTCAGGAAATCGTACAGTGGAGCAATACCTATCATAAACTCAGACCAAGCAGCTAATAATTGGTTTTTAACAATAGAAGCCATAGCTAATAAAGCCTGGCTTATTGAATTTATACCCTGCTCACCATTTCCTGAAAAGATTTGGGACATGCCAGCACTTAGCAATGTAAATGGTCCGCCTGCTATTGCTTTGCCTATATTAGCTATTTGACTAAATGCGTTGCTTATTCCTTTTCCTAATCTTTCAAATGATTGTCTAATTATATCGATTTTAGGACCGAATATTATTAGCAATTCAACTATTGTAAGGAAACCACCAAAGCTAAACACAAATCGTCTTACTGCATTTGCTGCACGAAGTAAAGACATTGTAATCATACCTATACCGCGAAAAGTCAAGTATAGTGTTCTTACAATATCTATTTTAGACAAAACTCTCCATAATCCAGCTATTGCTCTTGTTACTGCTGTTATTCCATGTACTGTACCAGATTTGGCTATAGAAAGTCCACCTAAAACGCCTTTACCTAGTATACCTGCTCCTTTTGCCAAAGTAGAACCTTTAAGAATTGACGCTACACGCTTCCATCTACCAGTATCTATAGCTGCTCCAAATTTACCTTTAGACCAGTAAGTCATTACTTGAGATAAAGCATAGCTAGTAGCTCTTATACCTCTTATACTTCTACTTTTATTAAGAGCTGTCCTACCTCCCTGGATAAGTCGTCTAGCTCCTTCTCCTCCTCTAATCATCAAGTCATTAATGTTACTCCATTTGAACGCCCCTATACCTTTGGCAAGCATTGATTTAGTTGCAAAACCGAATCTTGCTATGGAGCTTATGGAGTTAGCAAATGTAGTTTGAATTACTGGTCCTAGAGCTTTTACGTCAAGCAATAATCTATAGAGTGATGCTCTTATAGTATTTATTGAATGATAGAATTGTCTAGCATTTTGAAAAGGTAATCCATGAAAGTTTACAAATACAGCGGAGGCTGCAGTAAATAGTCTTAGTAGATTAATCATTGGAGGACTAAGACTATAGATACCTTTTTGTGTTATAGCTATTACTCTGTCTAGTTTCATTAGTCCTTTTGTTACAGCATTAATGAAATTAGCACTTGTTAGTTTATTGCTTAAACTAGACCCTGCACGAGATAATACACTATACCCTCTACTACCTAAACCACCAAGTGTTGCAGCAAAAGGTACACTTGTTCTACCTAACCTACCAAAGAAACTAGAAGGAACTACTTTTCTAGCATTACGTCCCTTACCTCCACGTAATTGTGGTGTAAGAAACATAGCAGATAGTCCTTGATCTATTCCTTTAAATCCACCGCTTACTGCTCTTGTACCTCTAATACCTGTTATTAAGTTAGCTGTTAAAGCTTTGTTAAATAAACTTCCACCTGATCTAAATAATCCAAGTAAACCACCTACAGCACTTGCTAATTTACCTACAGCAAAAGATGCTACTAAACTAGCACCACCAATTGCTAACATTGCAGGAGGAATAGCAGCTAAGGTAAGTACTAAGTGCGGATTCTCCGTCGCCAGTTCCTGGAAGGAGAGGGCTAGGTTGGGTACTAAGTCTAGTAGTTTGCCTACAGGTCCTGCAAATAACTTACCTAATGAAATGGTTAAATCATTAACAGCACTTGTTGCTCTACGTAGACTACCACCGAATCCACTGTCCATTGTTACTGCTGCTTTACGAGCACTATTACCAGCAGCACGTATTTCTTTGGTTAGTCTGATAATGTTTTGAATTGTATCAAGACCAGCAATTGCTCTTGCACCACGAATATTGAATATTCTTTGCAAGATAGATACTTGTTGCAAGTTACCTAGTTTGCTAATCTTTTCATACAACTGTTCCAGGAACTTTATAAAGTCGTTCCCGTTGAAGTTATTGGGTACGTTTATACCGAACTTCTTAGCTAGTACATTTTGCTTACTTGCTAATTGAAGCAGAGCAGTATTTAAACTTGTACCTGCTTTAGTACCACGTAGACTACGACTTGACAGTTCAGTTAACAAAGCAAGTGTTGTTGGTAGATCAATGTTAAGTATACGAACAGTACCAAGAACTTCTTTGATGGACTCTTTCAGGTCAAGAACATCAAGAGTACCAGCACTAGCAGCAGCAATAAACTGACTAGCTACTTCGTTAGCTTTAGATGTTTCAATTCTAAAGCTAGTCATTGTATTTGCTAGGATTTCACCTGCTTGACTAAGAGTGATTTGAGCACCACGGGCTAAGTCAAGGGTTGGTTGTAGGGTATCCATTACTTGCTTAGCTGTTAAACCAGCTTGTGCAAGAATTGTAGCACCGTCTGCAACCTCGGTTGCTGTATAGCTTGTAGTTCGGCCTAGCTCCCGAATTACACCAACTAGTTGTTGAAATTCAGCTTCAGTTGCTTTTACTTTTGTTTTTAGAAACAGTATCTGATCTTCGAATTTCTTAAACTCGTTGAGGATCAATCCTCCTGGGAGAGTTCCCAGTAGTCCTCCTCTGAATAGGTCCAGTCCGATGTTACCGATGGACGTAGAGAACTTTCTTAGCTTTTGTTTGACACCGTTAAGTGCGGCATCTATTTGGTCTTGTAATTGCAATACAATTACTGTTTGACCTGCTACGATTGGTGCTCTACGTGTCATTAGTTAAACTCCGTGGTAGGTGTCACCTTTATTATTTTGGTGAAACTTACAATCATTATCAGTTACTGCTGCAACAAAAGCAATGATGCAAAGGAATATTACTATACCTAATTGTATCATTGTGGAAATACCCCGCTTAGTCGGGCTTTCACTTGTTGTTTGAAATCGGCCTTTGGACCCTTAACTTCATCAGGAAGCATGTCAGGGTTTTGACTAGAACATGCCCATGATATCTGCATTTCAACATCACGAGCATGTGCCATATCTAATATTTCACCTAAAGTGAAATCATTTAATTCGCTGGGAGGGATTCCTGACTTTCCAATAAATCCTCTAACGAGGAGTCGGTAGTATTGTTCAGTAGGTCTAGTATTCTGTCCTTGACCATTTTTCTTACTTGAGGTTGCATTAGAACCAAAAGTTCCCTCCGGGCTGGATCGAAAAAATACATAACACTGTTCCAGAAAGCTGTTCTGTATCCTTCCACATCCTTTTTATCCAGATTCTCTAAGAATGAATCATACTTCTCTTGACTAGCAACATCAACGCCGTGGCGTTTAAGGTTGGTCATCATAGTCTTGAGCATGAATTCATCATTGTAGAAAAACTGGAACAACAGACTATTGATACCTTCTTCAGTACCAAATAAGTTAAGCAGGTTGAATCCCATTTCTTCTTGAAACTTGGTTGCAGCATAACCCCACTTAATAGTAAGATCATACTTTTTATCACCAAGAACCCAAGTTCGGGATTCAACCTGATCTAAGTCAACTGCATCAGGAACTGTGCTCATTTGTCACTCTCTAATTTTGCCAATTTAATACAACGTAGAACTTGATTGCGATTAACATTAATTACTTGTGGTAGTGGTGGAAGAAACTCCTCCGCCATTTCCACTCCAATCGTCTGGATTAGTAACTTCCTCGGGACGAAGCACGTTACTAGGTCCGTTGCCTTCAACAGTTCCTCCAGTTGTTCCGGAGTCGTTGCGTGCATCGGTTCCGTTTGATTGTTTTGTTCCACTACCTGTTCGTCGCTCATGTTCTTTCTCCAAAGCATCAATTAGTTTTACTCGGTTGAAACCACCAGTCCCTTGTTTAATAAACCGCTTTTCCTGGGGAAGGGTATGCAGTTTATTAGTTGGTATAGCTGGATTGGGTGTATCCATACCGCTAACAAATAGACTGAGTTCTTCTACTTTGTCTACGCCTAGTAGTTCATTCATTTGTTCTACGTCAACGTATACTGTTTCAGCTTTGGTGTTGTTCTTCAAAGCAGCAATATATTCTTCAAGTGACATTTTGGACATGTGGGAATCCTAACTATTAAGAGCCAGACGATACAGGTGTAAAGGAAGTCGGATCAAAGTCAGCAGCTACGTTAGTTGTAGCAACCTTGACTGTTTTAACAGGACAGTCAGTACAAGCTGCTGGTTTCAAGCTGAACTGTTGTTCTTGTTCACCGGAGATAGGACCACTAATGGAACGGTTAAAGTTCCAGAATTTTCCTCTCCAACCCATTGCACCGACAACAGCAATAGGAGCAGTCAGAATAAGAACTTCACGAGGAGTACCACCAGCACGCATACTATTAAGGAAAGCGTTTCCTTCATAGTTGCTGTCAGTCATTTGCTGACCGCTGATAGATACGTCAGTATTTCCAGGATTGAACTCATTAACTCGACTGCTAGCACGACGACGTTGAACTGCTTGTTCTTCATCTTCTTCGTTCAGTGACAAGTCACCCGTAACACCAAGGTGTTCAACCCAAATAGGAGAACCGCAAGTACCAACGTTGTAGTACAACGTCATGTCCTTGCCAGGATTTACACAATCCTGAGGAGTAGCTGTCAAAGCCATATTATAGAACCCTTCCTAAGCTTACTGAAAATTGGCGTGGAATCTGATTATTAGATTTAAGTTTTTCTAGAGTCCTACTCATGTAAGGACGGGCAGGATACCTGTATACTTTGAATTTTTTGAGGTCCAATACAGTACCACCAAATTCATGTACGTGGGGAACAGGTTCTACAAATCTTTTTGATCTGGGAAATCTGATTGGCCCGATAATGGATGTGTTTCCATCAACGGCAAACATAATAACACGTAAGCCACCTTTAGTGTGTGCATGCGGTGGTGCTGGTGCTCTAGACTTACCAGGTCTAAGACGCAGCATACCCTTAGCTGTTCTAGCTATAAGACCAGAAACGCTATAGATTGCTTCTCTTTTACCTCTACGTTTAGCAGCCTTTAATCTCTCAAAGAACTGCCTAGTATAGGTAGAGTATTTAACACCCAGGAGCAAAGCCATACACGGTTGCCTCTAAATAGTACCGATCGTCAAGTTTGATTTCGTCTGGTGGACTAGTCTCAATCTCTTCCAGGGTAAATGGCTTAGTAAAAGTTTGGTAGTTGAAGGTACTAAGAAAATTATCTATCTCATCCCTTAACCACGTCCACTTCTCCCAAACGTTTTTCGGGCAAACATCGTTGCCTCCATCTATCCCCGTTAGACGTACTGATAAAGCTACAGTTACATAAATTATACGACTATGTTGAACCCCGGCTCGACGCCTTTGATCAACACCCTTAAACTCAATATACCCAGGTATTATAAATACAGTGGGTTTACTGTTAATGGCATCACTGTACGGGTCCAGATTGACCACTGTTGTGATATAATTAGGATCAGAGCTATCTGGTGCTCCTGTTCCTAAAATATAGCCTGTACTTGACGGTCCGCCCCACTTTTCTGGGGGAGACTGGTCTAGTGCCTGCTTGATGTAGTCGGCTAATTCAGTACGGTAAAGTATGTTAGACGGCATGTTTGGTATTCACCACTATAAATTTACGATGTACGTCGTTATACGTCCAACAGTTGCTGGTACCTGTTGTTGCGACCATTTCGTAAGATTGTCCAGCATAGTTAATAACTACACCTCGTTTAAGTGGTACACCACGACCAACAATATCTTCGGTAGCAAACATGAACTTGGTATGTTCAGTCATTACTTTAACTGAACCTCCAGGCAATACTCTTCCTTCTTCGTCGACTAAACACCCAGGTATGGTGACCGAAGTGTTTCCCCAACTAAGAGTCATTTCTTGATTAACGCTTGCCTTAACTTGATTTTCGAGCCAATCAGCTCCCCATTTTGTCATATCGAACATAAGAGACCCTCCTAATGCTATGACCCACTAGAAGGGTCTCTCAAGGTATCAGTAATTATAAGTTAGTACCCGGCATTGGCGATTTAAGTATACTAACTTATTTCCTAACCGCTTCCGATTAGGCCATTACCGCTTAACTATTCCAGTCTTGAACTGTACCGTAGGTAGTAGGTGTCCCAGGCCACAAACGAACTAGAACACGTACACTTGCAGGACGACCACCGCTTGCAGGACCAGCAGCAATAGGAACACTACTACCGTTCTTCCATACGTTAGCTGGTTGTTGGTGTCGTGCAATAGCGTGACCAAGTTTATAACCATTAGTAGGTTGTGTCTTGGTCACATATCCTGGGGTGAGGGTTGCTGAGCTTCCCTTGTCTGTATCAAAGTAGACAACATCGTCTTGCAGAATGTTAGAACCAAGAGCCGGGTCTACCAAGTAGTCTACAACACAGTCATCAACTACAGAACCAAACTCACCAGGAAGAATAACACTCTTGCTAATCATGAGGCGACCAAAGATCAGGATTGGTTCGCCGGGCATGATTGACTTGCCTGTTGTATTGTAGTAATCAACAGGAGCATTACCACCTTGAACATACTTGCCCACAATTGGGGCTTGTTCCAATACAGGTGGGTAAGCTTCACGAACTGACATATTGTACGGCATGTGTAAACCTCTTTTCTTTCTTGCGTGTTAATTAATAAACTTCAACTTAGCTAATCGAACCGGTCGGACGACTGCGGATAACAGCAGACTTTTCACGGTCATTAACTTCTACGTCGAAGTAGCCACGTACTGCGAATCCAAGCATGTCAGCAGGTACTTCCTTGACTTCAACAGTCGGGGTACGCTTTCCACGCAAGTAAGTGATAGCCCAAGGAGCATACTTAGTACCGGTAGGCCACAGGAACCAAGCATCAGTTTGAGCGTTGGTGTTCATGGTGGTGTTACTGAGTTGGTTGAATACCTTGATATTCAACTTACCGGCCCAGTAGTTACCTTGTCCTTGACGGCTACCAGTAGGACCGATCAAGGTTGTTTGCTTGAGCAATTCCCAAGCAGTACGTTCCAGTGCAGGGGGAATAACCAAGTCCCACATATCACCGAAGCGATTAACCCAGGTTACACCATCTTTATTGATACGTTGATCACGAGCAGCGTTGTAAATCGTGGTCAAGTTAGTATCGTTAAGAGCAAGTGTAAAGTCGTTAGTGTTAGAAACAAAGAACGAGCCGTTAGCTTGCCACATACGATTCATGAGTTTAAAGTCAGGAACCATCTGAGCACCTTCAGCCATGAGTGCCAGAACTTCTTTGATTCCACCAATGTCGTCATTCTCAATCATTTCACGATTGAAAACAAGCATCTGTGCCTTGGTATCCAAACCAGTGGTGTACCGAACATCTTGTGTTCCAGTACCATGTTTGATCTTGCCTTCACCGTCAAGACCTTCCCACATCGATCCACCAGCAGGACGGAATCGTTCAGTCTTTCGGAAGTCAGGATTGCTGGTTGTGTAGCAGTTTTCTGCTGCAAACATACCTTCAATCTTCCAAGACTCTTCCATAGTAAACTGAGTAATACGTTGGAACATATTCGGCATATCGAACGTGCTGAATCCAACGTTTTCAATACGCATTAGATTCTGACGATTCATTGCACGAACCGTGTTGCACATAATATCAATGTCACTGAAACCAGTGAATGAATGTCCAGCACGACGGCAACCAAGAATCATCAATTCTTTCAAGCCGATTTGTGACATATTGAGAACACGGTCACGTACTTGCTTACCGTAATGCTTCTCAACAGTCTTTTCAGGATTCTCACAAACTGCTGCAAGCAATCGTGCTTCTAGAGTAGGATCATCCTTCTTGCTGCCTACGTGTGCAGGTTGTTGCAAGTTATTTTCCAATCGATAAATCTTGATAGCGTTCTTGATACGACCAAGGCTATGGCCTCGTTCAAGACCCAGTTCAATAACTTCAGAGCATTCGGGGAACTTACGTTGCCAGTTCAGAATACGTGACAAATCAGTTCGGCTAAGGCCGGTATCCTTTTCCTGGGAAGAAGATGTGTTGTTGACTCGTTGTTTAGTAGACGGTTTACGAGTACGTTCTTGGTTGTTTACTCGTGTCTTGTTACGTACTGGTCTTTCCTGTTCTTCTTGTTCTTTGGAAAGTTGGTTGTTAACCTTCTTCTTAGGGGCTGGTTTAGCCGAACGCTTTGCACTGTTCTTGATTCGCATTAGTTCTGTCCTTGAAAGTTTATGAACTTTGGTGTTTGTGTCTCGACCTATAGCAGTAATGGTCATTTCATCCATCAGTGCATTGTCGATAATGTAAAAGGGACCAACAGCTTTCTGTTGATTGATGATACGCTTTTCGCCTTCAGGTACATAAGAAATCTTAATACCTGTTGCGTCAATGCCCATAGAAGCTTGATAAGGGAATTCTTTATCTAAGGCGTTTGCAATTCGCTTGCTAGCCTTATTTTCAACTGTTAGTTCACCTTCAGATACAATTTGTTTTCCTTCAACAATTGCATTCTTAATGGTTTGCCCTACTTCTGTACGATGATTGTACATAATAGGTAGTACTTGGTTTTTGATTTTCAGTGTATTCAAATTGTAATACACTGGGGCATCTAGTCCATGATCACTCAAATCAACAGCAGCACCCGTGTAACCTAAAATCTTAAGCCGGTTGGGGTTTTTGCTGTTCTTGAGAACCTTGACTGCCCTGAGCTGCATCTGCTTGAGCATTGTTTAGTTTACCTACTCTGGTTTGAAGAATTAATTCGTAATACCGTTCAGGTGTTATACCTAAAAGTTTACATTCCTTTTGAATTTCACGTCTTGCTGTCTTTCCTTGATCAGCGTAAATTCTTGTTAGTGTAGAAGCACCAGACTTTAAATCTGTTTCTCTAGCACTAGCTTTCTTACCTGGATCAGGGTGATCAAACAAAACTGTGTAGTTAAATAGAACAGGTAAACCCATTAAGCCTTCATATTTTAATGCTGCTTCTGGCATTGAAGGATGTAAACTAGCGATGCTGTACCAAAGGTAAAACATCTTTCTAATTACTACTTCAAAGTCAAACCTGTCGATATCAACTACATACTTCCATGGCTGTAAGTCAATATGTGCTGTAGCCATGTTGCTGTCACTAGAACTTGCCAAAGCTAAGTTTCTAGGCATATCAATACAACGTGCTGCTGTTGATACTAGTAAGTCCATAAACTTAATTCTATCTTCAGCAACGTCTGTTATATTTAACTGCGTAAGCTTCGTTCCTGGAGGAAGGGTAGGTATCATCCCAGGTTCATATTTAAACGCACCTTTGGGAGGAGCACTACCTATTGCTGTTGGGTATACTTGTGGGTCAAGTTCAATAGCTGCTGGAATACTAGTCCTAAATTCTGCTCCACGTATTACGTTTGTTAAGTATCTTCGGATACTTGGATAAACAGTAAATGCTGGAGCACATTCAGGCCAAGCTTTGAAAGCTCTACGTCTTGACCAAACTATTACAGGTGGTTTACCCTTAACATGTACACTTGCTGAGTAAAACAAAGGTTCTATTGCATCATCTTGTTTTACCCAAACGCCTTTAATTTCACCTGTAGGATAGTATTCAACACCATCTTCAATTATTAAATCAGGGTCAGCATCGTAAGGTGTAGCTAAGTGTTCTGCACCTAGTATTTGAAACCCTAATTTTACTTCGTATGGTGTTGAATTGAGTCTAATTGGTATTGCTACTGCTATGCCAGTAAGTGCGGCTTTTCGTCTAAATTCACGAATAGCAGCACCAACTTCGTTGTACATACAGTATTCGACCCATTTGTCCTCAATTGCATCAGCTAGTTCTTCATCTTCTACTAGACAGACTGGAATAGGTGTTGTACCTACACAGTGGTTAGCTAGTGTGTTTAGAATACCAGAATAATAACTATTTTCTTTATCTTCTAGTATTGAACAGTTAACAAGTTCTCTTCTAACAAACGGAGATAAATAGTTACATGAGTCTCTGATTATTACATCTGGAGGTATGTAAGCATTATCTACACGTTTAAAAGGATTACCTTTTGAATTAGCAATCCTAGTAAATAAGTCTTTTGCTTCTTCTAGTAGCCACATTCAGGGTCACACCTCCGCCTTATAGGTCTGTAGGCATGATGATTAGGACTAGCAATGTCCATTGCAAAATCACTAATTGTAGGAGATACAGCATTTTGTCTGTCTAATGCTTTTTGCACTTCGACAGGACTAAACTGTTCAATTTCCATATTAGGTGTTTTTACACGTCTTGGTCCGTAGGCTTGACTTGCTACTTTCAACGGGTCCAGGGCACTCTCTTCCTGGGGTGATGTAGGTGTGCCTACTACTTCAAATTCGTTGGCCATTAAACATTCTCCACGGTTATTGAGAGTGGATTGTTAAACGTATTGGTTGGATGACTTATCCAAACGTAATACGTACCTGGATTAAGCTTTAGGAACATCTTGCCTTCATTGTTGCTGGAAGCATCATGAATGATAAGATTCGTTCCCTCAGCATCTGATGTTACAAAAGCTGTTGCTCCTCCAACTGCTACACCTGAAGTGTTTTTAATTGTTAGTGTAACAGCTTTTGAACCATTCTCTACAGTAAGTATAGCAAGTATTTGGTCTAGCTTTGCATTTGCAGAACTAAGATCAACAGGTGCAGCGTATGTGTAATCATAACAACGTGCTTCAGTTGATCTCCAATATCCTACATAAAAGACTTCGCTTGCAGCATTTGTTGCAACAATACGAAATTCACCGGATAGATTGGTTATATCCGGTGTGCTTTCGTATAAAGCTGGACTAACTTCAGTTGCAGCATAGGAATCTGCCGGAGTACCTGTTGCTCCAGGCATAGCTGTCAACGTAAATGTTACTCCAGTTTCTCCTGATCCTGCATTGAAGTTAGGTTTCACTATCCAACTACCTCAGCAAAAGTAGCAGCAAATTTCTGCATAATAGTTGGTACATCAATATCGGAATATTGATTGATGTATTGCTTACCAGCAGTAAAGAATCCTTGACCAACACCGCCAACAGCTTGCTTGATTTCATCAGAAGCAAAGAAGTCAGCTAGAGGATACATGTTGTTCTTCAGTTTAAATGCTGCTTGTGCTTCAGCATCAACTGTACCTGCTGCTTGGGTGATGAAATCATCACTTGCAAAAGTAAGAGCAAAGTCAGTATCCAAAAGTTGGTATTTGTAATCTTTGTCTTTGAACAAAGCAATGACAATTCGTACAAAGTGCTCTTTTGTTTTCTTATACGGAAGGTTGATTTCTAGCCGTACAATTTTTGGGTAAAGAGCAATACCGCCTTTTTGTGCATTGTCTGAAGTATCATTGTACTGTGGAATCTTGGAATCTACATATTCATCCATTTTTCCTAGTACAAGTGCTTGAATTTCTGGTGTCAAAACTTCAGCCATAGGGGGTAAACCTTTATGGCCATCTGACTCAGAAGGGGCAGTCTTTGTTGCTGCAAATGTCCAAGGTTGTGAACCAAGTTCAATGTCACCTAACCACAAAGTGGTATTGATGAATAGCATTTGTGGTTGTTCACCAACAATCGGTACTTGTTGGTTGGTTAAATTGTTATATCCATGAGTTCGTGCTTTGAACTTAGAGAAATTAACAACAACCTGTGAAAGATACGGAGGGGAATAACTAATTGTCATATTTGTCCTTACGCTGCTAATCCGAAGTCAATGAGTAATTGCCTGATGGCATTTGTTAAAGTTTGTGTGGTTGCTGCATCAGTTGCACTTCCTGGGAGGGTTTGTCTAGTTATAGGTGTTGCTCCAAGGAAGCTGATTTTCGGCCCTGTTCCAGAGCTTGCGTGTCTGACGGTATCTTGCCAAGCTGCTAATCCTGCATTGTATACCCTATTCTTACCTGCTCCGGCTGATTCCCACGCTATACCAACATCTGACCAGCCGAAGTCACCTCCTGTGTCTAACAGCCTTACTCCTGCTGTTCCAATCTGCAATCGACCAGAGTTGTTGACTCCGATCTGAATTGTGTTTGCAGCAGTATGTTGAATAAACGTGTCGAGTCCAGATGACGTGAAGTTGATGCGAGGTATTGAGCCGCTAAAGGTCATGTTGCCACTGAACGTAGCTGCCCCTGTATCACAATCAATGCTCGCCATAGTGGCGGCACCATTAGCAATTGATCTCCGGAATAGCACGGGTCTTGCATAAATGGAGATGTTGTACCCCCCGTAGTCCGATAGCCTCGTTCCGTTCTGCCAAATCTCTACGCCACCGTATCCGCCGAGATTTAAAGTAGCACCTAGTTGCAAATTGGCTAGCTCGGAGCCTCGATGTAAATTGGAAGCTTGCACAGTACCAAGCGTTGTGCGATCCCCCTGCGTCACCTGAATCCCATTGGTGTTCGGGAGGACATACGCTTGCGGCGATATGCTGGTTCCAGTGATCGTGCCTAATGCTACCTGCCCAGCACCGAATCCATTAGCAGCAGAACCGAACGCACCAGCTTTGACCGTACCCCGATAGGTCATGCCTACGTGAGCATTACTGCCCCCTATACCTGCCGTGACGGCTTCATAGGTGGAGTCAAAGATCAGTGATCCGGTGACTGTTAAATTTCCCGTCTTGGTCTCATTGCCAGTTGTGTGGATGACGTTGGCGTCGTTTGCCGGAACAACTGCTCCACCAACAGAAATAAAACCGTTATTCAACCACGGCTTACCACTTCCTGGGTTACTTCCTGGGAGAGAGGATAGGTCTGCATTCTTGAATTTGTTAAGGAATTGGGTTGCTGTCAAGAGTTGCATAGTCTATCCTTTTTTTTACTATTACCCGGCGTCTGCAAATACTAATACTACTGTTCTTGCTGATACTTCGTCCGCGTTTGATGCAATTGCTACTGATTCGACACCACGAAATAGTGTTTCATCAACTGGTACTAAGCCACCACCTGAACCAGGAGGAGCGATGGTGTAATCTGAAGCTGAGCCTTTTTGTTTGACTGGTACTAACGTACTGTTATCAGTTGCTAGTGTTTTAAAACTAAGTGCTGTTCCTGTTATTGCTCCGTCTAATACAACAGCTACTAGTTGGACTTCATCATAAGCAACTGGCATTAGTTCACTAACACGACCAGACCCTGCTGGTATAGTGACTTTCTTTCTTATCATCTTTGTGGCATACCTTGAATAATTTTATCGGCTTTACAGTTTGCTACTAAATCGCTAATCTTATCTTCAAGACTAGCCACACGTTTGTTTAGTTGCTCTAAGTCTACCTTGGACTGTGTTTCTAACATTTTTAGTTGTCGACTAACATCTGCTGGTGTTATTCGACAAAAGGTCAAAATGGTAAAAAGCAGGACGACATTTAGTAATGCTTGTCCCGCAAATATTATGTGGATAGTTTTGAGCTGCATATTAAGTGGCATTATTTCTGAGCTTCTAATTTACTCATAAGTTTGTCCATTATTGCAGCAGTCTGCCGCATGTTTTCAGATATTTGTCTTTGGTCAGCAAGTGAAGCATTTTGTAGCTCTATGATCTTACGTTGGGCTTCGAAATCTAAGGCTTGCTTGTCCAGTAGTGGTTTTAACATCACCCACCAAATGATGAGTAATGAAATGATTCCGAAAGCGTATGGACCGTATGTCTTGCCTAGTAAATCCAATATATCTTTCATCATGGACTGACTTTTACTATCATTGTTAGCGGCAGAGTCGGCTAAAGAAGGATTTAACTCTTTGTCCGAGTCGGGGGCGTTTGGAGACAATAGATACCTCCTCGGTTACAGTAGTCGTTTGAATTTCGATTACCGGAGCCGGGGTCGGTACAGATACACTATGAAGAGCAGGATAGGGAGGGAGTACTTTTTGGACAGTAGCTTTCAAACACGGTCCATTTCTGCAATCTTGTGCTTGAATAGTACTGCAAGCAAAAACAAGAAGCATACTAAGTACTAATGAAAATTTACGCATGTTATCTTTTCCTTATAACGAAAAAACCCGCAAGCCTATAAAATTATAGGCAAGCGGGTTAGTTGCGTCAAATTAAATTATACTGAATCTATAATTGTATTTGTTCCCATTCACTGTAAGACAGTGGTGTTTTACAACTACAATATGCGTACTTCTGCCCACAGCTAAAACAATGTGGGTCTTTTTTATGTCTTAGTACTTCAGCTTTATCAGCTGAGACTAATTTCCTGGGAGGAGGTTGCTTGTTGATGTTGTTAGTTTTAACTTCAACAGGCCATGCTTCCATTTCCACTATTTGGTTTCTGTGGATTAAATGAGTTGTTGTATCTCCTCTTTTAATTTCCAGAAACACACATCGTTGATCGAAATGGAATTCTTCTCCAGGTTCTGGTGTTATTAATGCATCGTCCTTTGTTAAGTAGGATTTGATACGCATTCATAGGTTCCATTCTCTGCGTCAATGTAGTAAGTAGCCAATACGTCAACACTAAGAACTAAATATACTCCTTCTTTGTGCTTAGGAGGTCGATTATCAACACCAATACACTTCATTGCAATTGTGTTTCCACAAGTAGTCTTACCTCTGATAACTTTACCGATAAGATCAACACACTTTGAGAATATCTCTAGTTGACGTGTTTCTCTCTTTAGTCTCCCCTCTAACTGAATAAAATCAGAAGGTGAAATAGAACAAGTGATTGTTTCTTTACGTTCTGTGCATAAGTCTTTTGGTTTATTTGGACAGCAGTTTTCTTCGGCTACTTTCTTTGCTAATTCTTTGTCTCGTAAACTTAGTAATGCTTTGATTTTTGCTTTGTCTTTTGCTTTACGTTCAGTCCTACTTAGTTGACGAATTTCAGTGATTTGATTAGATTCTGCTTTTCTATCAATATCCCTAATAGACTCAAGTTTCTTGTCTTTTTCGCGACTATTCTTTAATTTTTCTTGTTTTGCTTTGTAGTTTGCTTTTTTACTCATTTACTTTATTCCTATCTTTTGGTTCCGAGGTTAAAAAGAATATTAGGAGTATAAAAATAACCAGTAGAAGTAAACGCTACCTGCCGCCATATTCTTTCATCCATTCATTTAGATCGATCCCACCGGATACGTTTACTGCTTGACTAAGGAAGTCTACACCTAGCATTGACATTCCGCCTAAGCAACCAACTATGTTGTCAAATAGTTCATTGTCTCTACCGGATATCTGATTCCAGATGATAACCTCTTTGTCATTTCTTTCATCAATGTCAACAGTTGGTAATTCAGCATTACAGTGTTCTCCTAGTAGTAGGTGTTGATTAGGATATTCTTCTTTAAATAAACTAATACTACCTGACGTACCAACATTTCTACAGAAAGCTTTGTGTACTTCTGTTTTCATGAAGTTAACGTCATTATTTAGTTTACGCAAAACTCTGTCAGTGTTAGGAACTAGAACAGTGTGATAGTACTTAGTACAAGCATCAGAGTACTTCTTGTCAGCAATACCTTTATCTTTTGCTTTATAGCTTTCACCTTCACAAGGATAAGATATCGACCTAAAGTTACTTTCACGAATTGCTTTGTAAATATTATCACTCAAAAAACTACTGTCAGTTAGAATGGCATTGTTATACATCTCAATACCATCTTCACGTCTGTATACTTTTTGTCCAATGATGTTGATTAGGTCTTTGACTGCTTGATATACTCTATCCTCAGGAAGAGGTATAGTCGGATATATCTTAGCCAAAGTCTTACCCATCTTACGCTTACCGAATCTTCCTGGATAGGAAGGGTAGGTGCCATAGTCTATTATTTCTCCCATAAATTGTGGAGGACTAGACATGGTAACGTATGTTAGGTAATCAAAACCAACGTCAATGTGAGTTACTATGTGTCTTGAACCTTGTTGGCAGTAACCACGTTCACGAACACTTTGATTCTTAGCAATACGTTGAATACTTGCAATAGTAATGTTTTCTGCTGTTTGCGTGTGAATAACATTACATTGACACTCAGACTCAAATACGTCCATGCCTTCAATAATCATAATATTGTAGGCATGTTGAATTGCAGATATTTCTAGCTGAGGTTCGTCGTCATACTCGTAACACCATTCCCAACTAGCTTCTGCTCCTTCATCCATTTTATCCCTGTTAGCTTTGTAATACTCAAGTGCTCTAAGAGCAGCTTTTTCTTGGCTACCAGGAACTTCTTTATTAAAGTCTGTTAGTATTTTAGCGTATTCGCCAAGCCACATATCTTCGTTGTTTGATCTAGACTTTAGCATCTGATAAACAACACGGTTCCAGCCTGGTTCATTCAAAAGAAAGTGGTGACTAACATCGCCAGGAGCAATAGGTGTACAGGACATAATTGCCGCCATACGCTTATTGTGACCACTGGCACGTAGTACTGATTTCTTAAGAACACGTACAATCTTTTCTGCTACTTTTGGTTGTTCAGCTTCTTCGTCTGTTTGAACGTCGTCAAAGATAGTATGCGTTGGTCGTCTACGTTTACCAGCATAAGGACCAGCCTTATCAGTAAAGTAAATACCACGAACATTTTTCTTTGGTCTAACGTTTATTACAGCTCCGCTGCTTGGTTCTCCTGGGAGGATTGGGAACTTGATTAGTCCTTGATTGTAGTAAATGTGCGTTAATTCACCATCATAAGTTTGTCTACCTGCTTTATTGGTATTAGCTTGTATGTGTTGAAAACACGCTACTACTCTAGGATACATTCTCGATATCTCTTCGTTCTCCATTATTTCTGTAACAATGGAGTTTACGATCTCCTCTGCTTTTTCAGTGGTACTACCAATGATTAGCAAGTAAGGTATGTAGCCCTGAAGTACACCTAGCAGTCCTTCATTACAGCTACGACTAGTTTTACCAAATCCACGTGGTTCTGCTTTGACTATACGTCCACCACGTTGAATGATGATTTGACTGTGACGTACACTATTTATTTGTTCATCACAGAAAGGTTTAATACCTGTACTGGTTGTAAATATCTCTTGGTGAGCCAAAGCGTAATGATTTGGTCTAGCAGGATCAGGAAAACCATGTTCGTCTAAATCATACAGCTTTGGGTCGTTGTCGTACCTTTTTCTTAGAGCAAGTATTTCCTCCGGTACATCAGGTATCTTAGGTATATTATTAAGAATATCTGCTCGACGTTTACGACTCTTACGTGTTTTGAACGACTCTTTGTGTTCTACGTATTCATTGTAATCGTCTGTTGGTTCAATAATGTCATCAAATCTGCCCATTTTCGCTATCTTCCAGTAGAGCGATTTGGCTAGCAATTTTTTCTGTTAAAGAGAAAATGCAAACACTTAAAGCACTATCTAATTTACGCCGCTTCACAGTCAACATATTCAAGTCGTCCATGTCCTCTAATTCACGTTCGACTAATCTATGCTCTACAGCTAAGTGTTTAACTATCTCATGTACAGTAATGTTAGGCATTAGCATTAAAGTTTTACATACTTTGTACCTAAGATTTTCTGTATTAATACCGTTCATAACAGCACGTCGTACCACTCTATGAACTGCATTATTTGGATAATCTAGATTGTAAATACGTGGAGCACAAGAGTATAACTTAACAAACTGACCTGTTAGACGACTGGGTACTTCTGCGTGTGGTTGATACAATAACGTACCTGTTTTATCACGTTCTACTTTAGCACGCATATAAGCAATAAGTTGAGCATATTGTTTAATGTAGTGTTTTTCTCTTTCACCTAGTCTTGCACCACCATCTCTGTTGAGCAACCAGTTGTCAATAAATCCCTTAGCGTGTTCCCAAACCCCATTCTCTGGGGAAGGTTGACCCAATGCCATTGCGTATGTTCTATCAAATACCTTGTCACTGATGTGTTCTCGATCTTCTTCTGTAACTGCAAGTTCGAAGTCCAAGAACCGGTCACCAAGTGCTGCGTTATCCATGCCTCGGAGGGCGTGTGTTCCGCATAACATAAATACTGATCTGATGTTTTTGTAGTCAAAAGATACTCGGTTACGGTAGGTTGCAGCAGTATCTTTGTCGTAAAAGTCTCGAAGTTCAGATAGGATTTGTGTAATATTCGGTTGCCGAAGCAAGGCGTCAGCATCTTTAACAATGAGTGCTTTGCCAGCAATAAGTGGAATGAGTGAAGCGTCTGCTTCTTCATCGTCTTTCCATCCTGAGAGAAGGCCTGTGAAGGTTGACCTTAGAACAGTTTGTTCACTACTTCCAACAATCTTAGCAAGGGTCGTTTTACTACTACCAGGAGGTCCAATGACTCTAAGCCACAACTGTTCTCCGTCGATTTTGAGGCTGTACAAACTAGTGAGCATAAGGAGTAGGAGAAGCTCCATATCTGGAGTGAAGTAGTAGGCATCAGCACAACTAACCAATAGTTTATCATAAGAATCACAATTGGTATTAGCGTGAATTGTAGAGGAGAATTGTACTTCAGTTTCGCATTCACAGCTGATTGTGTTGTCTTTGATAAAATCAAAGCATCCCAATCCCTTGTCTCTGAATAAGTCATTTAGGTCGTATCCTTTTGGTAATCCTTCAGGCCAGTTGATTCGAGATACTTCTTTAGGCTTTACAGCCATTGTGTTGATACGTTTTAGTACTACTTCTACTAGTTTATCACCTGCTTCGTCATTGTGTCCAAACAATACTACTTTCTTGCCTGCAAGTGTATTAGCCCATGAATTACTAAAATTACTTCCAGGTAGACCCATACACTCGATAGGTCTAGCTGCACCAATGATAGTTTCAGCAGCTAATTTATCCCATTGTCCTTCTACTACCCACAATTCGTCTTTATTTAGTACAGGCCAATTAAATAAAGTTGTTGATAGTCCTGGTCCAGCAAACCAACGTCTTTTGGTTTTACCTGTTTCTTCATTTACGACAAAGGCTGTTTTATAAAGATTATTCATACTACCATCACGATTATATGTTGGTAGTACGTATTGTTCTAATAAAGGATTCCACTTAATTTCATTCATACGAAATACTACCTCCGGTAATCCTCTTTCCTGGGAGAGAGTATCGTAGTTAGTATATGTGCATATCTTTTGGTGGAATGCCAGTAAGAATGTATAGTTGTTGCCTTCTCGTTTACATACTTTACAATCCCACTGAGTGGTGTTTTTGTTAAAGTAGAAGTGTTGTTCTTTACCACAAAAAGGACAATCACCTAGCAACTGGTCATCACTGGCTTCTTCCATGTGTTGACCAGTGTAGAATGTAATTAAATTGGTGGCCATTTTATCCTAATCTAGTTAACTCTTCTTTAGTGAATTGAATTACTTCAGGTTTCCACTTCTTTGTGAAAACTCTGTTGAACGTCTTGTCTTTAGAACTACGTACTCTACATCGCCAAACGTAGTCATTCTCAACTTCATCGAATTGTCTAAACACCGTACACCTATAATCGCCGAATTTAGTGTTAGTGTGTTTGTAGTCTAGTAACTCTGGTCTGCTATAATCGGGCCATATTACTTTACCATCCATTGGGCATGTTGGTATTGTTATACGTCCTGATCCTTCCAATGCCTTAATAATATCACTATTAGTAGTTTCGTACTCTTTGTGTTGTGGGATTTCAAATGTCAAAGAGTCGTGAACTTGTTGAATTAACTTAATGCCACGGGTGAGATAGGTTTTATTAACAACAATGTCGTACATCATTTGTTGTACAATAAGACCCGCTGTGCCTTGAATACGACCAGATGGTACTGAATAAGGTTTAGTTATTGGTACGTCTAGTCGATATCCTTGACGTGTAAAGATACAGGGATAACCGTACTTCTTACGATTAGCTTCCATTTGGAAGTTTAGTTGTTTGAAGTATTGTCCAATCTCAGGAAGCTTAGCGTCGATAATAGCACAAGCATTTGCTACTCCATATGTTTGTTCAACTTTAAATACACCACCACCGTACATACGTGCAAATGTACCTGACTTGCAGTTAGTGTATGTCTTAGTTTCTTTGAATGCAGCTTCACCCAACTCCGCTATCATTTCTGGGTAGAGAGCTTCTGCAATGATCATGTGAACAGAAATGCCGCGTTCAAACTTATCGATCAGTTCTTTAGAACAGGTTTCGTAAGCCCAGATACGTAGTTCAATGTTAACAACGTCAACATAGAGCCAATAGTTATGTTTTTCTGGACCAAACAAAAACGTCATTTGTTTATCGAAGTTCTGTTGGTTAGGATCGGAACTACTTTGACGTGTCCAGTGAGTACCTGTTAAGTTGAGACTGGAGTGTAAGCGGTTGTTGTCGTCACACCATTTAATTAGTGATCTGACAGCAGTACGTTTCTTAGTTACAACTTTCCAGTTACGTAGGTGAGCAATTGTTTCTATTTCTTTGTACTCAGTAAGTAGCTTATCTAGCGTCTTACTGTCAGTAGCTGGTCTGCCTTTCTCTGTTAGTTTGGTTACAGGTAGTTTTAATACTTTGAATAGTAAGAAAGCTAAGTCTTTAGACTTACTAGGTTCAATGTAACGTGTTGTACCTGCTGCTTTTTGAATTAGTTTACGAAGTTCTTCTTGTTGGTATTCAAGATGCTGCTCGTACTCAATAGCTTTGTCTTTGTAGAAGTGAATACCAGTAGTCTGCATATCGTAGAGAATTGGTAATAAATCTCTACGGAAGCAATACTGTTCCCAAAGACCGTCTTGAATAATACCTGCTTTGAAAGCTTTCCAAAGCAACCATGTACGTTCAGCGTCACGAATAGCGTATCTTGCACAAAGTTCAGGCTCCAGCCACATATCCATTGCCCACCATTTGGTGTTCTTTTTGGCACCTGGAAAGAATGGATGACCTAAACGTGCAATGTCTAAGTGTTGATTTTGTTCTCGACTACGTACTACTGCTTCTTGCAGGTCTTTTTCGTCGTCACTATGGTAGCGTAGATACTTAACTGCAAGAGGCTTCAAGCCGTGTACGTCACCAGAACATAACACATGGCTAGCTACAAGTGTATCTTCTATTTTACTCCAGGGAACGTTAACACCAATTGATTTCAACATTCTAACATCGAAGTTAGTATTATGAAATACAATAGTGTCAGCTTCAGCTACTATATTGTTGATACGTTGAATAGTATCTGGTTCCCAGGTTACTTTCCTGGAGAAGGGATCAACCTTGCCTTGCCATAGATAATTATGTTTACCAGTACAACCAGTAGCCATAAAAGGTCTGCATCCGTGGAATGAATCCAGACCTGTAGTTTCAGTATCTAGTGAAAGTATCATTAGACTATCTCTAGTTGAGAGGCCCGTTTATATTCTTGGTTTATTGCTACTAAGAACTTACCTAATTCATGCGTACATTGTGATAGTACTTTTTCATGTAAGTCTTTTGGTCGTGATACTGAGAAAGGGTTTATTGCTTTGTAGACAAAGGTTTGTTTTGGTTGAGTGCGTAGTGTTATAACGACTTCAACTTCTGCATCACCAAGAATACCAAGCATGTTTTCTATTATATCTATCTGCTTCTGTGCTTCTTTGGCAATATCAAACTCTTCTTTAGTCATTTTGATTTTAGCCATTAGTAGTCCCCTTCTTCGTCTAAAAGGTCATATTTATCTTCTAATTTTACTCTACCGTTGTAATTACTTTTTATTCCTGCTTTTAGTCTAAGTTTATCTAGAAATGCAGTAGCAACTTTTTTATTAACTGGTCCAGCTACTTCTGCTACTGTTATTAGTTTGTTTGTTCCTTCTAGCCAAACATCATATTCTACTTTGCTTTTACAAAGAATAATATTTAGTTTATCAGCTCTTAAAGAACCTTTCTCCGTTTTAAAGTGTTCTTCTAATAATTGGTGTACTTTTGTATCACTTGTGTAAATTACTAAATCAACATCACTTTCTTCAGTAGGGTAACCGTAGGCATGACTACCTGTAATAAAAGCTTGTGTACTCATTTAAAAGTCTCTCAGGAAGGGTTACTGTAAAAACAATAGGCCAAGTAGGAGTTGAACCTACCCTCCATGTTTATAAGACACGGGTCTGTAACCACACAGTTGGCCCAGATTAGACCAGGGGCAACTCTGGTCTAACCCCATAGGAGATGCTACGAAACTGTCCGGTAGATAAGGCTCTTACCGCTCACCAGTTGGGTCTGTAACTAAACTAGGCAACAAGCTTTGTTTAGGTTCAATTAAGCGACCTATCGGCACAACCATACCGTCCGAAAGCCAGGGACTGGCTATTGCTTCAGTTTGCAATCAGCAGCAGATACCTCAATTGTTCTGTTATTGTGAACAAAACGAATTGAAGCATTGTCACCCTCTACTTTGAGTACTTCAGCTTCGTAGCTGGAATACTCAACCTTGTCTCCTGGGGTGAGGGTCGGTGCTGTAGGTACAGTTTGTTGTACTACAGAAGTAGGAGCACTGGTTGCTGCTGACATAGCTGCACTAGTTGCTGTTGCTGTTGGCATTCCTTCAGCAACACCTGTTGGTACTGCTTGAAGTACTTTACCGCCGTTTTCGTACTGATTAGCAACAATCTCGTACTTGAATTGACGTGGTTGACTTCCCATCCAATTCAAATACTCTGAGGTCTTACCGTTGGTACGTACATCACGGGGCATACCACAGTTCTCCAGGAAGTCAAGCCACATTTGGTAGCGTTGAACATCTGACATATTTGCTGTCGTGTTAAACACAAAGTTACGGTAAACCTTGATACCCTTGCAAGGTACATCATTACCGCGTGAATCCTTAGCAGTAAGAATGGCAAATACCATCTTCTGCATAGGATTACCGCCCTTTGGTTGTTTGGTAACAGGGTCAATGGTTTGCTTACTAGTTACGCCTTCGCAACCAATAATTTCAGCAATACCGTAAGTACCTACTTCAAGAGGTACACCTGAAGTGCGTGCTTCTGATTGACGCACTTCTTTCAAAGAGCTTTCAGCACGCATTTCGTAAACGGCAAAGTCTTGGCTAACGCTGAATTTGTTTTCTGACATGGAATTAACCCTTGTAAACTTGAGGAACTAAAGACCAGAAATTCTTAAAACCTTCTTGAGCATTTTCACCCATAGCAATTACAGGTGGCAGTCCTAATCTATTCTTAGCAGAATGATTAAGCGACTTTTGGGTGTACATCAATCTTATAGCACCTTTAGTAACCTTCCCTTCTAAAATAGTACCTGATTTAGTGGCTTCTGTTACAATATCTGGTGGAGCTTCGATATTCATAAATAAGACAGCTTGTGCCCATTTAGTGAATATTTCAGCAAGTGCTACGTCAACACGTGGTAGATAAGTTACTAAGTCAGCACCCATAGGGTTCTTAATAACGTCTACTTCAGCATGACCTAAAACTACAATATTGGTTCCTTGAGCACGTTTAGCATTTAAAAGTGCCTCAAAAGGAATCATGTGTTGTGGTACGTTACGACGCAAACCTTGACTAAAAGCACTGAATAAAGCAGGCTTATTCTCAAAGTCTGTAGCAGTAACGTGATCACTGATAAACTGTTGGAAACCTGACGTTGAGTCAATAACAATAGTCTTATCTTTACTTTTGTTAATTTGACTGTATAGGTCAGCGTAATCCTTGATGTTAATACCCAAACATTCTTTTGGTACTAATCCGACTTCTAATAAGTCATCAAAGCCAGTTTCTTGTAGGGAAAAACATGATAATGGTTGAGGGAACTGACAAGCAAAAGTTGTCTTGCCAACACCTTCAGTACCATAAATAAATAAACCTAACCCTCTTGGCATTCTTTGTCTAACCTTTGAGTTGCATATTCAGTAGAAAATCTACCTGTTGGATACCGTTTACTTAGTTTTGCTACATTGCTGCTCCTCAGTTCCTGGAGTGGGTAGAGTTGATGCATTCTAATTAATAGTTCACTGATCTTTTCCAAGATAGCCATTGGTATTGTTTGGGAGCCGTCCTTAGTCCTTACTTGTTTATAAAACACGTATTTCTTAACGTAGTCAAGAATATCATTAGCTGAATCGGCTACATGTTTAAGCGTAACTGAGAAATTAGTTTGCTTTTGGTCAATAGCTGCTTTATGTACTGATGTAATGTACATGTCAACAGCTTCGTATGGGTGCTTACAGTGGTTAGGATTCATAATCATATGAATCAGTATCAGTGCTGTTGAGTAGAACAGTATGTCTCCTAATTCTTCTTTAATATTTACATCATCACCTTCTTTAGCGATTAGTAGTTCTAATGCTTCTCCTCCTACACCGATTGCTGCATGTACTTGACTTAGTCTCAGTCTATTCATGTATAGAATTGGAGTGTTTTCGACAAGCTTGTCTTTCATATCTTGACTAGGATCAGCTCGACCTGTCATGAATGTAAATACTAAGTCTTCAAGGTCTTCAGTTGGTGGATTGCTTAGTAGATTATCTACAAATTCTGAATAAACTTCCCAGTTACTAGAAGCTGCTGAGAAGAAGGACTCACGTACATTATCTTGTTCATTACTCATCAGGTAACTCCGCATAGAAATCATTAACAGGAACTAAATCATCATAACCAATTTGATTGGTTATAATACTGTGGAAGTGTGGCTTAAACTTGTCTGTACGGCTTGGGTCGAACAACCTAGCAGGGCTATGATAAAATACATCGTTGTAACAAGCTGGATTGTTAGGATCAAAATTCGGATCAGTGACATGTTCCCACCATCGCACCATGCGTAATGCGATAGGTTTAATCGTGAAATTGAAGTATGCATCAATTTCCTCCATTGGTTGAAAATGTGGAATCTGTACAATCCAGGCTTTTGGATAACGGGCAATTGGAAAGTTATACTCAGAGTAGGCTTGTTGATAGAATATTCTATGTGCCCAATTCTCTGAACTCTCACCAGCACGAATCTCAGGTACTTTATATGCTTCTTCTGGTATTTGAATTAGGTCGTACTGCCATTCTTCAATACCTAATAGTTTAGCATAAAGATTCATCTGTAAATCGTGGTTTAGTTCAGCTCTGGTTTCAGCAGGATATATACGTCCTTTGGCTTTATGATCACCCAGACGATCTTTTCTCTTACTTACCATATCTGCTTTGCCACGAAATAAAACAGGCGTACTTAGTTCGTCGAACTTAATAGGTTGTTTAAGTACAACTTCAGTGTCGATGCCTTCCCAAAAGTTAATAGTTTCCTGGGAAGGGTATAGCTTTAGCATATGTGCTGTGGTGTACTTTGTTTTAGCTGCATAGCCTTTATAAGTAGCAACAAAGTAATCAACCATATGTTTTAATGCTACATCATAGGGTTCTCCTTCCAGTATGTGTTCAAGTCCTTTGTGAAGTGTGTCACCCCAAACAAGATTGTTGTGGAGCTTTTCAGTTTCTTGTAGACCGCAATAGGCGTACAAGTAGAATCGAAAAGGACATTCTAGGAAACGTATAATAAGACTTTGTGTTATACCCCCTACGAATGGTCCTGACCAAGCTGGTTTAGGTGGACGTGGTATCAATGACGTGGTCTTTCAAGTAGGTCTATTCGTTTATTTATTATATCAATACGTTCAGATACTGTGGTGGTAATTTTTAGTAAAGAATCAGTACGTTCTGTAAACTTACCATCTATTGATTGTTGATTTTTTATTAACTGCTCTGAAAGATTAATAAGCTTGTCAATATTACCTAATGTTTTATTTACTGTCTCCTTTAACTCTTTAATTTCCTTCTCTAGTTCTTGTACCTTTTCTTCAGTTGTTTTGTGATTCATGTCCGTCATTGGATTCTTCCGTTTTAGGTCATTGATGTGGGTGTTGTTCACGTAGTCCGTGGTTGATATGTTTATAGTCAGAATTACCAGCTAGTTGCATAATCTGACATAAATTCCAAGCTGCATGACCAAGATCATCTTCGTCTGAAGTTGATACTCCGTCAATTACTTCAACTGCTTTAAAAAGGTGTGCTAATAAATGGTTAGCTACATCTGCAATTGGAAATCCTTTTTCACAATTGTATGGTTTATACTTTACTGCTCCTTCATAAAATGCTTCAGCTACTTTCTGGAAGAAGATGCTTGGGATAGTATTATTAATGTGTGGTTCGTTGTCGAATGCTAGTGCTTCAGCTAAGTGAATTACTGCACACTCTAGATGGATAAATGCTGCTTGATTATCTTTTTCATCTAGATATAAGTACACATAATAAGCACATTGTTGAATAACTTTCTTAAGTGCTGTTCTATTTTGACCACTAAGATCTTTTCTTATTCTAAGAATAAGAGAAGTAGTATTAGTACAATATGCAGCAATACAACATACGTACTGATGTGATCTGATCAAATGATAAGCTACTTTAGCTCTATCATTACTACGTTCAGCACCGGATTGGAATGTTGTTTTTTCTGTCATGTTAGTTTATCCAAAAATATTTCCCATTCTTGATCAGTCATAGTGTCTGGTTTACATTCAGGTAATGTATTATCTGCTAAATTTCTAATAAATTCCATTTCCTGGGGAGAGAACGTGGTGTTCTCGTTGACTTCGTTGTTCAACGCTGACTTTAACTTATCGACGTCTTGACTATCCATGTGGACACAGAATTCATACTGATAGTCAATATCTTTGTTTCCGGCTAAGTCTTGTACATGCCCAGAATCAAAGTACAAGAAAGTAATACCTCGTATATCATCGTTCATCACGTGTGTGAATTTAGCTTTTCTCAATTTTATCTTCTCTCCTTAAATTAAAGATATGGTTTGGAAAAAGCTCTGCTCTATCAGCTAGTATTCCATTTACTAGGTAAGCTTGATCTCTTTCATCCCAATATAAAGCATTGGGGTCGGCTCCTGTCTTTTTGATAATTGTTCGTACTGTAAAACCATCATTACGAACATATCGTTTTCCTACTTCAAGTTTTAGTTCTTTCATGATAGTTTAGCTAAGAACTCCTTCCATTCACGGTCTGTCATTGAAGATGGTTTTGGTGCGTAATCTTCATGACCTCGTACCGAGCCGCCTTTTTGTACTACTAATAAACCTCGAATAATTTCCATTTCCATTCTGCTAAATTTCTTAGCATGAAGTACATAATCTTCGAATGCTTCACAAGCTACTGGACAAACTTGCTTTACAATTTCGAACATAGCGTTTGCGTATGATCGAATTTCAAGTTGAGCATGACTATCCATACGTAGACGTAGGAAATTGAAAATATTGTGTAGGTCACATTTCCAATAAGCACGAGTATATGTACTTAATGGCAGGTCTTTACGAGCTTGTTCTTTGGCAATACCTAGAGCAAGTCGTTCTTTATAAAGCCCTTGTGCATGTTCATGAAAAGTTTTTTCTTGTCCAGATAAATAATCTCCTGGATTTGAACAATACTTTACTTCTGTTGCCCCTTCAGGCCACTCTGTTAGATTTCCACTACTACCTTGTTTATTGTCAGTTGCTTGTAGTCTCCACTCAGTAGGTTGTGTGACTTGAAAGAAATCTAGTGCTTCTGTGTAACGAGTTGAATACTCGTTTACATTAGCTGTTCTGTGTCGAATCCATTGACGCCAACAGTCCATAGGTACTTGAACCATGAATTTGAATTCAACCATCTCGAATGGAGTGGTATGAGAATGATTCATGAGGTAACGGATTAGTTGACGATCTTCTTTTAGTTGTTGAGAATAGAGAGAATAGATAACATCGTATGTTTCTTTTTCACTCTCTTTAACTCTGATTTGTTCTCCATTGTTTAGATAAACAATAAACAAAGAATCTTGATCCCAGTACTGAGAAGGACAAGCTAAGATAGCACTAGTATTTTTAAGTTTTGTAGCTAACTCAGAATCGCCCAAGATTTTATTTTTAGCTTTGTCTGTAATTGCTCTTCCTACAGGGGCGTCACCGTTGTAACTCACTCTTGCAGCTTGTACGATAGATGAGTCGTCACCCATTACGTCTACTAAACAGATAAATCCGTTCTTGTCGGATAGTGGGAAGTATTTCTTCCATTTGAGTTGTTCGATGTTCATTTGGTTTTCTTTTTTTAGCTTTGTTCGTGATCTAGGTCATGAGGATTGCTACAAAACAATGAGTTACTCTTAATAAACTCAAGAATTCTCTTTGCTTCTTTTAATGTTAAATACTGAGCATATTCTTTTACTTCAACCCAAGTAGGACAGCCATTAGGTAGTAGTGAAAAGTAATATATGTTCTTGTGGTAATTTTTGATTACGTAAAGTTCTTCCATTATTCGTCCCCTAGTCTGAAGAATTCTTGTACTTCGTATAGCATGTGTTTTGGTGATTGGTAGATTTGTGCTGAAAAGACCGTATTGTTTTTCAATGCTAAATACGTTCTCTTCAAGTTAATGATTTTTAGGACAGCGTTGATTTTCTCGATATGTATTTCATCGGGATAACCAAATGCGCATATTTCAGCTAGTTGTTTAAATCTTGTTTTAACTTGTTCCCAAGTTAAACCAGATTCTGCTAGAGCTTGTTCGTAGTCTAGTTTTGCTGCTTCAACTTTGTTCATACATTATACTTTTGTACAGTTGTACCTGCAAGAAAAGCGTTAATACCTAAAGCTAGAATTGTAATAAATTGTAGTGTATTCATTATTCTTTCTTACCGTGAATAAGAACAAAAGAGTAAAGTGTATTTGAGAAAGCAACTATAATTAAAAACCCAAAGGCGAATACGCCACGTGCTATTCCTGGGAGGAATATGGCTTCTCCTGCAAAAGCATAAATTAGGCTAAACCAGATTGCTGTTGGTACTCCAATAAGTACTGAGTGGAATAGTATTGCTGCTAGTATTCTTTTCAGTACTTTGGTGGATTTGATTTTAGTTGATTCGTTTAAGACTATCATTAGACACGCTCCATTATTTCCGCATAAATGCCGTTTTCTGCCAAGTGAACTTGTCCAGTACCTTTATAAAATATTGTGTCTTGTTTCTGAGTAAATTTCTGAGTATCTTCAGAGAAGTTCCTTTTGTACAATCTAAATAGTGGTCTATTGAGTACAGTTTCTTTTGGTACAGCAATATATCTACTTAAGTGTTGTCTACACAATTCTGCTTTAACTAATTCAAACATTTTTGTTAGATGATAGATTACTAATTCATCATTATCTAACTCTTGTTTATCTATTTGTGCTCCGAAGCTAAAATAACCTGTTTTATTAGTAGGTACTACTCTGTGATACCTTTTACTCCTGAATTTTACTTGTATAGCAAATTCAGTTTCTTTTATTGATAATTCTATTTCTTCAGTTTCTAGGTCAAGTAAAAATTTAAGTAGTTTACTCATTCTCTTTTTCTCCTATTTCAAGAGCACGACTAGGACACTGATTCACTTGTTCGATAATCTTCTCAATTGGAGCACCATTCATATTAACCCAAGGACGTTTATCGGGATCAAATACTTCAGGAAGTTGATTATGACAGTTTTCACAATGAATACAGAGTTCTGGTCTCCATTCTACTGTAACATCGTCTTTAGAGTAGGTACGAGTTGGTTCATTCATTCTGGTTGTCCTTGATAACAATGGAATGTACCATGGAAGGCGTAAATTCTGCCTTCGTCATCTACAAAGTAAGCAGCATTAGAGGTTTCTTGTGTTAGTTTTAATCCTGTGTAGATATGTCCATCAGCAATTACTGTGTATTTTGAAGTGTGAAAGGCAGGTTCACAACCACAGAATAACAGAATTAGAATTAGGATTAGGTGTTTCATTTTGGTGACTCGTATTCGAGAGCAACTGAATTAGAGAGTCGAAATAGTTTACAGTGAGCACCTTTAGCTTCGTGTTTAATGATGAAATCTACTGCTTGTTGTCGAGTTAGTAGTAGTTCGCTTTGAACGTAATCGTAAAGATCAAGACGTCTTTCGATTATTTCTACTTCGTAATTATACTTTAGTTGTTTTGATTTTTTCTTTGGCATTGATTATTCCTTGAATGAACTTGTCGATTTTCATTGCTTCTTCACGACAAGGTAGATGCTTGTAATCCATACGTGCAATAAAAGCTGGGTGGAATAACTTTAACGTTGGAATTTTGTCAGCAAACGGAGTGTCAGTAACAACATTATCTTTCCAGTATTCTTCTGCAACCTTTCCGAGTAGAATGACTCCGTCGTATCGGTAGTATGTAAGTAACTCTTGGGTATGTGGAAGGCAGGACAGTATTTCGTCAGCTTTAGGTTGTCTATTTCCTCCAAGGTTTTCTTTTTTGTCTGTTGTTTCCTCAGTATGGACTGGTCTACAACATATGGTGTTGGTGATTGTAAAGTAGAAACACGTTGTGGTATCATGGAAGATACAATCCAAGATGTGTCCTGCTTTTCCCATAAAGGGTTGTCCTTGTCTATCTTCATCTTCTACAGGAGCCTCACCTATAAAAAGTACATGAGGTAAGTAATGATCGACTTGCTTAAGCAGGGGCACCTTTCCTGGGATATGGTTGAACTTGATGCTTGGTATTGGTTGGTAGTATAAACTACATAAACCTTCAAGCGTCAATAGTCTTTCATGTTGAGGAAACCTGCTGTTGTCGCTTATTACTATATCTGTGTATGCTCCTGACTGAGCAAAGCCCGATCTTCTAACGACAACGTTTCTTCTAAAGGCGTGAAGCCTGCATTTCTTGCAGTTGGACCAGTCGTTGATGGGTGTACTTCGTAAATAGTCTTGCATACAATTGTGTGTCCTACTCCTTCAACAATTCTTTGGAGCATTTCCATTGACATGGCTTTAGTTCCAGAGAGATATTGAGATAAATTTGGTGGAGACATACCAATGTGGGCTGCGTATTCAGCTTGTGTTCCTACAAAGAACTTATGAATCAAAGCCCTGATCGAGTCGCTTTCTGAGGTCCGCAACTTTATCGGTCCAGGTGTTTTTCTTGATAAAGTTATCATTTATGTTTAATGCTTTCCGTATTGTTAGAACAGTTTCTTCAACTTTTTCATCCTCTAAATGCTGGGACATTAAATAGATAATTCTCCAGCCTAATTCTTGGGCAGCATTGTGTTTTTCGTAGTCACGGAACATACCGTCTCGGCTAGTATGTCCTGTACCAAACCCTTGTACTTCAATGGCTACTTTAAAATCAGGCCATGCAAAATCGAATCTCCATTGTCTATGTGGGTGAAATTCGTGTTGCAAAGTCGGCACGTGTGATATGTGTTCCCTGATGAGAATTAGTACACGTTCTTCTAGTTTACTGTCAAGCTTACTATCGATTAACTTTGGTCTACGTCGTCTTGGTCTTTTAGGAGGACGCCTAGAAAGCTGATGACGAATATACAGTAAATGAGTTTTGCTTTTATAGTTATAAAGCTTCTTCTTTTTCTTAGGCATTTATAACTCCTATAATGTAACACCTTTTGGCTTCCTCTAGATAAAGGTGATATTCAGTAGGATCACTAGAATAGGTTATTCTTTTAGTGCCATTACCTCTGTAATAAATCTTTGACTTTCTGTAACTAAGTTCAGATACATATTTTCTTGTACCTCTTTGTTCATAGACTATTCTTGATACAATAATGAAATCGTCACACCTGTATCTATAAAGAATTGTGTTTACTCTAAGATCAGGTAGTCTAGTTACTACTTTAATGTTAGTGTAAAAATCAGCACAGCTTAATGCTTCACTAATTGGTTTTGTCATACAAATCCTGTGATTCTTGGATGACGTAGACTTCCATCGTCAGTGTACTCAAAGAATTCAACTGTTACATATTTACCTAAAAAATCTTTCTGATTCTTTAGAATATGTTTCTTCATGTAGTCAGGCATTGCAAATACCGAATCACAAGTAACATCAGCACTTACACGTAGTACTGCTATTGCATGTTTTTCTGCTCTACCTTTACCGTGTTTAAAACCACAAATTGGTAGAGTAGTTACTTGTTTTGGTTTATGCTTCATTAGAGTGTAGCTGCGTAAATCACACTCATAAAGACCCATAGGGTTACGAATCATACACCCTTCATAACCACGTTCTACACATCGTTGTAGGTATGCATCGATTTGTAGTTTACCGTCGAATACTGTTTCTACACGATGAATAGGAAACGGAATTTGTTTATTAGTTAGTGGATCAACAAATTCGTTATCAATATAGCCTTGTTTTAGTTCGTAGTGGATATCAACTAAAGCATCTTTTCTTTCAGTAAAAGGTAATTGTTGATCAACAATATCATAAACATGATACTGCATTTCGTGATAATTAGGGTGAGGCAAGTCACGTTTGATAATGCTACTCATTTCCTGGAATGGTTTGTCGTGGACGTATAGCTCACCGTCTAGGATTACATCATCGGGTAGATGTGCTAGTGCATGACTGATGTGCGGTAATTGTCGATAGTAAATACCATCACGACTGCGTAACCACGTTTTAGATGCTAAACACCTTAAACCGTCAAGCTTTGGTTGTAAGTAGACAAGATCGGGTACTTTGTCGCTATGTTCTAAATATACGTGTGCTAACATACATTTGACGGGACGTTGTACTGGAATCTTTTCTGTATAACCTCTACGATTGACCATGTAATCGTGTCTACTTTGACATTCCTTTTCAGCTTCATCAAGAGTATTGAATGTAATTCGTTCGTCTTGTTGTTGCCCAACTTGTAGACCATGTCGGATACGTGTAATAAACTTACCTGGACAGTCTTTGTCATCTACCCAGGTACGCCATTCACGTACTTTGTCTTTACTATCAAGTTTATAGAGAATTGGTAAGTTAGTCATAGTTTATTATTTAGGTTGAATTGTTAAAGATTCAATGGCTCTTGGTTTAGTATCAGAATAGTTATTTTCTAAGTCCGTATTCTCTTACTTTTCCGTTGTTAAAAAGTACATTTATTGTTTCTGGGTATTCAGATACAGCGTTTGCATAGATAGGGTAAGGATAGTGACAATTATCATTTACTACTTTAATGTGTCTATTTTCACAGTTTTCAGCATCTTTCTTTTCATTGTAACTTGTTTTACAATAGTCACATTTGTACGTCACTACTTCGCTAGGCATTTGCTGTTTCCTTTAGTTTTACAATAAACTTTTCAGCAGATTCTTGATCCGTAAATACAAACCCTGCATTTACAATACTTTTCTTTTGGGTACCATTAAATGATTTAGGAATGTATTGACCACCACAGCTTTTAGCTAGTTTCTTGCGTAAATCAAAGTTAATACCAAGATGATCGTGAACATCAACTACGTACACTGTCTTGACTTTGACTTCCATACAATTCCTTTCTTACTTCTTTTTCAAGATGAGCTAGTAGTAAAGCTGCTGCTTTAGTAAGGTTTTTGATTTTGGTAGAAGGTTTGAAGGATTCCTTATCGAAAGGCCACATACTTACAGCTATAGCTCTTTCAGTCTCAAGATATGGAGTTGATTCTAAAGAAAGCATGAAATAAGCTTGTGCTGCTTGTAACAATTCAGAACTTTGCTTGTCATCCTTCTCTGGGGTGTGTTGGTGGATCACTACTTGTTCTATTCTTTCCGACGCTACTTCTTGTAGACAGAACAGTGTTGTTATACCTTGAATAAAGCCGTTTTCTAGTGGAACTCCGCTTTTAAGATGATCCAGTATTGCTTTTTTATCTTCAGGATGATCACGGAAGTATTCTTCTCCTAGTTTTGAGTCTTTTAGGTTGTCATAGACTTCTTTAATTGTCAATGTATGCTTTGTAGTACTGACTTCGGGATTCTGCGACGAATTCAAGGTTAATCTCCTGTTCTATTTGATCTGGTGTAGTAGCTTTTTCGTGACGAATTGGTGGAAACAGAATGAAGATAAAGTGTGCTTCTAGTCCTTTAGCTTTGTGGATAGTACATAAACGAATAGCACCATTTACTGAGCGGTCTAGTTTCTCCAAGATTGCAGGAACTAGTTGTTGCTTTTTACAGTCTTTGATGATAACTTTAAGACATTCACACTTGTCGTACAAAGCAATTCCTTGATTGTAAGGCATTGCATTTGCTTTGTTCATTAAAGCGTCTAGATGAACCATTGTTGCTTCAGTAGTTGGTTGCTTAACTTCGTCAAAGAAGTCATTAAGCATTTGTACTAATGAAACTGAATCATCTTCACGCTTTACAATCTTAGTTGGCACATCGTGACGTAACAACTGTAGACCTGCTCTTAGTAATTTAGCATTAGTTCTACTGAGAATCATATAATTCTCAAAGTTTGCTGCTTCAATCACTGGAAAATGAGGGGGAATTTCCTGGGGAAGAGGCTCATGGTCGTCCACGAATTGTCTTGCGGAGTCTTGAAATAGCTTGACTCGGATAGGTAATTCGTGTAATTCTAGAGTCTCAATAGGTCCAGGGTTGGTCTTGAACGCTTTAATACGTGCTGGACGAATAGTATTAAAGTGGTCAATGTGATTTGGTGGACATCTAAAGCATGTTTTTAGTGGCATTGTCTTGTAACATACTTGTCGAAGCTTCTCAAATGCACCAAAATCTGCTCCTGCAAATGCGTTGATACTTTGGTAAGGATCACCACAAAATACAACATTTTTAGCTACTTTAAGGGCAAATTCTAGTCTTAAAGTAGATAAATCCTGTGCTTCGTCTACAAAAGCAAGGTCAAATCTTGGTTCTGGTAGTGCTCTAAGAGCCAACCAAATCTGGTCTTTGTACTCTACTTCACCATTTGGAATGGACATTTTGCCCATTAAACGTTCAATTAGAAGCAAATTAGCTTCAGGATCTTCAGGAAGTTGCTGTAAAGAGTACTTTTTGCGAACAAACTCTAGTGAGTCAAAAGTAACTGGTAGTAGCTCCTCCTTCATGTTTTCAATATACTTTAGAAGTAGTAAATATCGACGTTTTTCTGCTGCTCCTAAGTGTTTGAAGTCTCTACCAATACACTCTTGTAGTAGCTTTTGACCACGTAATTTGTCTAGACGTTGATGTTTCCACTTTTTGATGATACAAGAAGCACCTAAACCGTTAAACGTCCACGCCCTACATCCTCCTGGGAGGGACATGTCGTTGAGCTTCTTCTCTACTTCCTTATTAAACGCAATAAAACATACTTTTTCAGGTGGTACTTTACCATAAGTATGTGCTAGTTCAAAAAAGAAGTCGATTTGTTCTTGAGTTGGTACAAATCCACCAAGTTGGCGTGTTAGGGTCCATTTGTACCCTTCAACTAGTGATTTTGTCTTGCCAGAGCCGGGTCCAGCATCTAAAAGTAAGTTAGGCATTATTCTTTTGACTCTTCTGGTTCTACTTCTGTTGGTGCGTGATACAGGTCGTTTGACTTTTCATTATATCTTATTTCACCACGTGGTACTTCTTCAAACTTTGTTGGATGATCTGAGTCTGGACAGTAGTATTTAAACCTACCATTTACAAAAATATAGATTTGTAGAATACCTTCTTCTACTGCTTTATAATCCTCAGCAGTAGGTTCTTGGTGTTGAAATACGTCTAGTCCGTCATAGATGTAAAGGTACTTCATTTAGATTTTAGTCCTTCTACAACTAACGTAATGTTTTGTACTAATCTAAGTTTATCACCAATACCCATTTGTTGCCAAGGTTTTGGTAGTGGAAAATTAGTTTTTGAGCGAAACTCAATAATATAATTTTCTAGTTCAGCTGTTTCTTTTAGGATAGCATCCCTGCTTTCTTTCATCTTTTGGAGCAAAACTAATGCATTCATTTCTTGTTTCTCAGTTGTTTACGGCGTTGTTTAAGTGACTCTTTACGGTTTTCACCGGCTTTGAACAGCGGTTTTTTAGAACCACCTTTGTATTTACGTCCTCTTGGTGGAACGTCGAGGTTTAGTTTATGCAAGTCAGGAGCACATAAAAGAGTACCAAGTTGCTGAGCATTTGCCAAAGCAATTGCCATAGCCATTTTTCTAGCAGAAGTTGTACCATAACACGTAGAAGAACCTATTTTTTGAATAGATTCTGTAGTTTTACCTAATCCTCTTGCAACAGAATAAGGATCAACAGGCATTGATTCAACTAACATAAGTTCAAGAGGGTGGTCTACAGAATCAGGAATACCTTTTAGTTTTTCTTTAGCCTCTTCAACAGTAATTCCTTTTACTCCGGCAAGCCACTCGGCTGCTTCCTGGAGGGTGGTAAAGGTATGTTTGGTGGGTTTTGGTAGTGGTGTCATTATTGCATAAACTCTCTGAATTGAAGATCTTTGAGAAGTTCTTCTAGTATTTCGACTCTAGATTTCTTTTCCATAACACGTTGGTATTCAAATAGATGGTAGATTCTTTCTCCCATTCTTTGATTAGTTCTTCCTATTACAGTTGGCATTACATCTAGAGTATCTCTAAGAAGTGAAGCTATGTAAGACTTATCTAGATCACTGAGGACTGGTTTGGTTGACATTTGGTTCTTCTCTTTTCTTCTCTGATTTTACAGGATCGTATACGTCTCTCAGTTCTTTGAACAATTTCATCATTTTTCTCATGGACATTGTTTTAAAGTCTACTAAGAGAATTACTTTATTTTCAATTTGGGGTAATAGCTTCGTCATCTTATCCTCTTCACAAAAACATGGGTTTGATTAGTAACAACATCGTAATTTTTACCTAGTATTCTTTTCAAATGAAAAGCAGGGCAGATTATTGTACAGATGCTGTGAAATTCTCTCTTTTTATCCGCCTTCTTTCTAAACTCATAAATTTCAGTTAAAATACTAGGAGGAAGACAGGATTTGATGAATTCTCTAAATTCTTTTACTTGTCGTCTTCTCTTACTCTTTCTTCTTTCATATGGTCTTTTGCTTCTGGTCATTTAGTTCTTCCTCGTGTACTAGACATACTGTTGTTCTTGGTACCCTAACGTAGTCTCCGCCTACAAAGCTAACCTGTAAGTAACTTTTGAAGGACATGAATGTTGTAGTTACTCTTGCTACTTCTTTCTTTCGAATACGACCAAAAGCTTTAATTGTAACTATCATTCCTCTTTTAAGTTGACTTGCTTCTACTACTTTCATTGCTTCTTCTCCATTCTGATAGAAATTCAGAAGCAGGTTTTAGTTTATGAAACAGAATGTCATCTTCAGTAAGATAAATATCTGTTTTCTTATTATAATATTCGTGTTTATTTACATCGAATACTATAATGTCATGCCAAGGATTTCCAGGAGGGTAGACGTAAACTAGGTCATTTGGGAGTTTAGATTTTGGCATTTGATAAGTTTCATAAAAAGATACTAGCCCTGCGTACATTCTTAGAAGGGCTAGTGTTGAAGGATTTAGTAGACTACAGTGACTAGGTTTAATTTTACAGTCCGCCTCTCAACTCTGTTTGCTTATACTTCTTTTGTTTGCCTACATTTAAAGCTTTAGAGTACTGCTGTTTGCAGCCAAACTGCATACTCTTTCCTGGAGAGGAGTGGTTGTCCATTGCATTCTTGTGCTTTCGGATAAAAGTCTTTGCTTTATGTACAATTACTAGACTCATTCGTAATTTCCTAAGAGAAGTAATTCTTCAGCACCGTAACAAGTATGGTTATGACATTCTGGGCATTTATATTCGCTTGCATCTGGTTCACAAGTTGGGTGTGTCCAGTCAGCACACACTGTACACCATCCTTGCATGTCGTCTTGTTCGATGTGGTTCATTAGATCATCTAATTCAGGATACTGATGAATCGTCATAATTGACTCCTGTTTGACAAAGATTGTAGATTGCAAGACCTAAGAACATTATAGCTAATGCTGGTTCAGTTTGACAAAGTAGAATACTTGATACTAACCAAAGGATTCCAGGAAGTGTTGGTTTCATTTGTTCTTTTGCTTTCTACGGTTACGTATTTTATCCTTATACTTTCTCGGTTGTTTGTTGTCAGCTTTAACTTTGGGGCGTGGCATTGCTTCAGAAGCGTCTAGCCATGCATAGAAATCACAGTCACGGAGGTATTCAGTAGATACGATCTTAACCATGTGAGTATTCCTTTAACTCAAAATCTTCTGGTGTTTCTTGAATAATTGGATCGTAGAGAGAAGCGACAAAGTTTATAGCAGAGTCGCATTTGAGAATGACGTAAACGTCATATGGTGCAAGATTATGTTTGTAGTAGCTTTGAAGCACATCTTTAATCCATGATGCTTGATACTTATCTAAGTCAAGTGCTTCAGATTTAATTTCTGTAGTTAAGGGTACGGCATATTTGTTAAAGCCTTGGAGAAAGGAGTAAAGATGATCTATTCTGTCATAGATTAGAATGATCAATTTTCACTAGCCTTGTTCGTCATTACACTATTTAGTGCTTCAACCATTGTAGCTTGAGCTTTGGCTATAATGTATGTTAACTCGTTTGGTGTAAATTCTCTTTGTGTTAGTCCAGTTAGAAGATTAATGTGTAAGTTGTACATTATTATTACAACTATAGAACCTATCTTAGACTCTTCGTATCCTTTATCTAAAAAAACAAGTGTTAGATTATTTATGTAATCTACATTTACTTGATATAGTTCTACAAGAGACTCACATACAACCGCTGCATCTTCCTGGGGAAGGGACTCGATGTGGTTGTTCATGTCGATGATGAAATCTGGTTTGTTCATTCAAACACCACATCGAAGTAAGGGGAGAGAAGTTCGACTAGTTTAGGTTCGTTAGTAGCAACACAAGGTAGATTTAAGATATTAGTTGCAAGATCAGTTTGAACAATTTTATCTTGACAGTATCTAGTAAAAGGTGGGATATTTTCTTTGTAGTCAGAAACTAGTCTAACTGGACCGGCTTTTGGTAGAAGTCTGATATGTGGAGAATGTTGTTTTAGAATCTGTCCCATATAGGATAATTTTCCATCCTCAGATTCTATAAATTTGCATTTTGGACCACAAAGCAAACCCCTAATAATTCTGATTTTAGTTTTTTCAACAATTGCCAATTTTGCCATAATGAACCCTAGTTAAAGTGATAGCAGAACGCAAGTATAACCGCACGATAACTCTCGCTAAAGCCTATGTTACTGCGACCGTATAACAAGACTCCTGCGAGCATATTCTATTTTAGCAAATATCGTCCACTAGTGGAATCCTCTATAGGACTAATCCGGCATTTTCTAGAAGATTTTCTTTGATATCAGTGTGATATCACTATAAAATCAGCATTTTTTTTATAAATTGCAAATGGAAGTCGAGACCACCCGGTGGGGGGGGTTACTTTCAAGGTGGTAAACAAATTGTTTATTCCGGCA